CAGCGCCGCTGGGGCCGACGACGCCGCGCGCTACCGCGAGGGCGGGCGGGCGTCCTACTACGCCACCGTCCCCGGGACGCTGTTCGAAGACGGGATCACCACCTACCCCGCCAAGGCCTACGTGGTGGTGGCGATCCGCCGGAGCGGCTACCACGAGGGCGACGTCATCGACGTCTACCGCAACGGCGCCGATCAGCCGGACGGCCGCTACACCGTCGGCCCGCGCGGTGGGCTGACCTGGGAGAAGTACTAGGACGAAACGCCCTTCGGGGCGTCCGCAGGTAAGGCCTGCGCTGACGAGTCCGCAGACACGGGAGGGACCATGGATAAGTACGTGATCACGGCAGACGACATCATCGGTGCCAGCCAGGACGCGGGGAGCTTCTTCTTCTCCCCCAGCACCGTGAGGTTCTGGGGCACGCGCGTCATGAGCCAGGTGTTCGGGGTGCCCGGCGGCGCGGTGTTCGTGACGTCGGAGAACCCCCGCAAGGAGCGGGGAGAGCGCGCCTACACCGTGCGGCTGTTCACCTCTGAGGGGGCCAAGATCCGCACGCTGGGACCGCAGTACGGGCACCGTACCCGCGAGCAGGCGCTGCGCGCCGCCGCCGAGTACGCCCGGATGATCCGCGAGGGTGAGGACGTCGCCTGACCATGGACATGATCACGGCCGAGAACCTGGGTGCGGGCGACCGCATCCGCACGCGCAAGGGCTCCGGCACCGTGGAGCAGGTCATCCACACCGAGTCCGGCGTCACCGTGTTCACCCGCGAGGGGTGGACGCAGGGCTTCACCTACGGGCAGCGGGTGGACGGCTTCGCCCGCCCGCGCCCCTCCGCCGAACGCGACTTCTAGAAGGGCAGGACCACCCATGGATTCCAGGACTCCCCGCATCGAGACCGTATTCGACACCATCGAGTGGCGCCGGGGCGACCTGGCGTACTACTTCCCCGCGTTCTCCGGTCCCGTCCCGTGTCGCGTGATGGGGCGCATCGGGCACCGCGCCGTTCTGGTGCGGATCACCGCATCGCGGCCCGGCTACAGCAGGAGCGAATACTGCACGGCGGGGCTGAGCGCCGACGGCGTTTCGGGCGAACTGTACGCACGCAACGCGGTGCACACCGACCGGGGCCGCTACTACGCGGACAACCACCGCCACGACCTGTCCGGACTGCCGGAGTACGTCCGCTTCGGACCCGGCTTCCACGAGCGCATGACCACCAACTACTGACAGGGGAGCACCACCCATGGCCACCAACAACGAACTCCTGCGCGAAGCGGCCAAGATCACCGGGGCCCTGCGCAGCCTGGGGATGGTCGATCAGGACACCGAGGTCGGGATCGATTTCGGGTCTTCGACGCAGGGTGTCAGCTACCGCGCGGTCTACGTGCGCACCGGCCTCGGTGAGGACGGGGCCCGGCACCACCGGGAGTCGTCTGCCACCCCGGAGTGGGTCGCGGGATACAACGGGCGGATCGGGCGGACGCGGGGAGAGGCCCTGCACACCCTGGAGACGGCGCGTGCGGCCCTGTGCGCCGCCTCCCGCGCCAGGACCCTGACCGACTCCTAGCACACGTCGAAACGCCGGTACAGCGCCGCCCGGGTGGTGTGCTGGCGTCTGCGGGTCGTTCCCGCACTGATGAGACGACGCAACCGGAGAAAGAGGTAGGGCAGATGGCATACCCGGACTACACCACCCACTGCGACGGGACGTTCCTGATCTTCGACACCGCCAAGCACAACGGCCGGGACGTCGACCCGGCGGAGGTCCGCGAGCACGTCGAGGGCTGCGCCACGTGCGCGGCGGCGGGGGTGGACCCCGATGACGCGGAGTTCGACGCCCGGACCTACAACGGGGACGTCGACGTCCCCTCCGACGACGAGTGCGCGTGCCGACTGGCCGGTGCGGCGGTGGCGGACCGCGTCCTCGCGGGTGCGGAGGTGCTGAAGCAGGTCTACGGCGCCGACTTCTACACCCGCATCGACACGGACAGGCTGGACGTCCAGAGCCTCTGCGACTGCGTCCTGGTGCAGCTGGGGAAGGGCCGCTCCGTGTTCGGCATGGACTCCGGCTCCCTTGTCGGCCTGGTGTCCTTCACCGAGATGGCGGAAGAGATCAAGTGCGCCGCCGTCGATGGGGTGTTCGGCTACGACACCGCCGACGGCAAGGTTGAGACGTGCTGCATGGGCTTCGACGGCGGGCGCGCAAGCGAAACGGAGTACGACGCCTACAGCGCCGACTGCGCGGAGCTGACGGCGGAGTGGAAGAAGCTGATCACCGACTGGCGCCGGTGGTCCGAACTGGTCTGAGCCGGAAGCGCAGTCCGAGCACACCCCCTGCCCCGGAGCATCCGCAGGGGGTGTGCTCCACTGCGCCGCCGGGCGCATAACCACGACGACGGGCAAGGGAGAGGTGGGCATGCGAGGCGATGTGAACGACCGGATCATAGAGCACGTCGAGCACCGGATGGACAGCCTGCGGCAATGCGGGACGATCGGGGAGGTCGCCGAGTTCCTGCGGAATGCGCGGATCACGGGGCTCCCCCGGCGGTCGGGTGTGTGCCCGGTCGCCATGTGGATTCGCACCGGTGCACCGGCACTGCTGGGACTGCACGACGTCGAGGTCGCACCGCCACTGGTCACCATCACGTACAACCTCCTGGAGGCGTGCGGGTGCGGATGCGGTAGCGACGGGGACGAACCCGAGCCGTTGCTGCACGAGGTGCAGACGAACGCCGTCATCGACGCGTTCGTTGAGCGCTTCGATGACGACGACGACTTCGCGCCGCAGCTGCGCGCGGACGACGACTACATCGGCACGCACGGGTTCTACACCGGGTTCGCCCGGCAGTGGCAGCGGGAGCGGGGACAGTGATGGATACGAAGACCAAGGAGCGCATCCGGTTGAAGGCGGACGCCGGGTTGGCGGTACTGCTGGCGTCGGAGGAAGTGCTGAAGGCACCGAGCCCCAGCCTGGGAGTGGCGAAGTTCTTCCGCGCCCGGGGGATCAGGGGTGAGCGCGACGACGCGCGGACGTGCCCGACCGCGCAGTACTTGCGGGAATGCGTCGAAGACGCGTACGGCATCAACCCCGTGGTGTTCAACGAGACGATCTCGTTCTGCCGGAACGAGGCGGTGGTCAAGGTCGTGTCCATGCCGACCCCCGCCGCCGTACGGGAGTTCGAGCGGGACATGGGCGCGGGTGTCTACCCGGACCTGGACACGTCGGTCCGCCGCGATCCCTTTGCGGAAGACAGCGACAACCACTACATCGTGGAACCGACGGAATCCCAAGGGCGGGAGTACACGGTGTGGCGGGTGAACTGCATCGGGCAGCGCTGGTTCATCGCCTCCTACACCGGTGCCGACACCGCCGTGCGGCTGTGCTCGGTGATGAACCAGTTCGCCCACACGGAAGTGGTCTAGACCATTCGGTGATCTGAGAGCGCGCGGACCTGCGGGCCCGCGCGTTCGACTGCCCATCGAAGGCACGTGGACGGAGGAAGGGCATGGCCAGTGAGTGGAAGGAACTGCGGCGCGAGGACGACGACCGCCGGTACCTGATCGAGCACAGCGGGACCCCGGAGCTGATCATCAGCGCGTGGTTCTCCTACGACGACGGGATGCGCACCGCTGCGTGGAACGAGCTGCGTCGGCGGCGGGAGCGCGGGGAGCTGGACGCTCCGCAGCTCAGCGAGCTTGCCGACATCGACAAGCACAACCTGGGAGAGGGATGACGATGCGTGAGGGAGTGGAGATGAGCGTGGGCAGACTGCTCGTGCTGGTGGTGGCGCTGGCCGCCTTCATCGGGATCGTGTTCGCCAGCGTGGCGGCGGAGGTCGCGGCCGGACCGGAGCCCATCGGCGCCGATGCGGAGGGGACGGTCTACATCGACCCGACCGACCGCACCAGCGGAGGTGAGTAGCTGTGCTCGAACTGCTGAAGATGGCCGTGGTCTACGCAGGCCCGTCCGCACTCCTGTGCGGCCTGATCTACTGGCTCACCCGGCCCCCGACCCCTGCCACCGGTGATGGGGAGCCCGAGGTGTCCGGCGCACCCGGTGCGCAGACTCCGTCCATCGGCGTGGTCGGTGACCACGTCGGCGGCTACTACCTCGCCGACGCGGACGGCACCGCCAGGCACCAGGTCAGCCAGGCTGCCCATGCGGGAGACCTGGACCCCCGGGACCGCGCGCTGACTGAGATGCTGAAGGGTGCGCAGTTCGGCGACGGGGTGTCCATCACCCTGCCGAGCGGGACCGTGGTGGATGGATCGCAGATGCGCCAGCTCCAGCATCAGCGGATATGCGAAGAAGCCATGGACCGCAGGGAACTCAGGGAGCAGATGCGGCTGGAGCACAAGGTCTGGAACGACGCGTTCAACAGAAAGATCCAGGCGCTGATCAAGTCGGGTGCGAGCGGTGCCGACATCGCCGAGTTCAGCCAGACCGAGATGGCGAAGCGGAAGCAGTACGAGCGGGAACGACGCAACGGAGAGTGACGGCATGGGCATGGAGCTTCTGATCTTCGGCGCCGGGATGGCCTACGCCTCGCTGTTGTGGGCCTTCCTCAACCTGTGCTCGTGGCTGGCGGGCACCTATGCTTCCGGCGGAAAGGTCCCCGGACCCGGGGCGCATCGGTCCTGAGGCAGGACGTCGGGCGGCGGTCGCGTGGGGCACCGCCGCCCTTCGTCTCGGTTCAGTAACGATCGGGAGAGAGGACGGACATGGACAACAAGGTCACGAAGAAGGCGAAGACCCGGAACGGGATGCGCGTTCGCTACCGCAGCGACGACGGCGTCCTGTGGGTCGTGCTCGACGCCGAACACGGCGACCCCATCGCGCACGCCTCGCTGAGTATGGCGGGCTACCCCACCGTGGTCTCCCTCAAGGGGCGATGGCGCCCGTTCCGGGCCGAGACCCTGGAGAAGGGCGCCATCCTGGCGGTGGAGAAGCAGGAGCGCTGGAAGCGGGACGTCCTGGCGGAGGTCGCCGACAACGGGCGCCGCTACGCCGGTGCGTCGGCGGCCCTGGGCTACAACCGGGGGCCGTACAGCAGCGGTTCCGTGGCCACGGCGAAGTGGCACGGGCAGCGGCGGTCGGCGCCGTGAGCGAGGACACGCTGGACGTCGAAGGCGTCCGGGACTGCCCCGCGTGCAAGGGCAGGGGCACCGCCGCCGACGGTTCGCTGTGCCAGACGTGCGGCGGAAGCACCGTGCAGGCCAAGTAGCACACCACCATTGGAGAGGTTGAAGGACATGGGCAGGAAGATCAAGGCGGAGGCGGTACTCCCGGGGATCAGCGTGTGGCTGAACCTGGACGGCTCCCCCAACGGCCGGTCGCGCTACATCGTGGTCGAGGTCAGCGACCTGGAGCCGGGCACGGACACGGTGGAACTGGGGGTCATCACCTTCTACCAGTCGGTGACCCCCGACACCACGGTGAAGAACGTGGTCCTGCGGCGGGAGTTCCCCGTGGAGGTGGCCGAGACCAGCTGGAGCAAGGGCGTGCCGCAGGACTACCGCATCAAGGTCATGGAGCGGTTGGGCCGGGCGGGCGCCCACCTCTACACCTACAACCCGACGGGCAAGCTGAACGGTGAGCGCCACGTCTTCGAGCACCCGCACCGGGAGGGCGCCGCCAGCGGCGGATGGCTCAGCACCTTCGTGCTGCGCAAGCGGACCGACCACTACATGACGGGGATCGTGCGATGAACCCGGACGGTGTGGAGTCGGACGACGAGCGCGGGGAGAAGGCGGTCGTGTACGTGGTCGTGCCCGCTTCGAAGGTCCGCATCCGGACCGAGGCGTACGGCGGTGGGATGAGCGCGCTGAATCAGGCGCAGGCCCTGGCCGGGCGGCTGGCGCAGGACGAACGCGAGGACTACTGCGTCTTCCAGGTGCGGGAGCACCGCCCGGGGGAGGTCGGCCTGCGGGCCGTCTACCACGGCGTGACCCTGAAGGTGCAGGACACCGAGGGCCTGCCTCTGGCCTACGGCGACGAAGAGGAGGACTGAGGGATGGGCAGCAGGACCACCTTGGCACAGGCGGAGGACTGCATCCGGCGGCGCGAGCCGTTCGCGGTCAGCGCCACGCACTACATGCGCGAGTCCACGGGCGTGCGGTTCAGCTTCCAGGGACTCCTGCGTCCGGACGCCCGCACCGTCGGCGACTGCGGTCTGCTCCCCCTCCACTGCGCGCGGGAACTGGTGGAGCACATGCTGGAGTACCCGGGGGCGGTGCGCTACCTGGTCCTCAGCTACGAGACGCCGATCGCCTGGGAACTGGAGTCCGGCGGCGCCGTGTGCATGCCGCCGTACCGCTACTCCCCCACCACCAACAGCCACCAGGGCATCGCAGCCCGAGCGCTGGGAGTGGGGAAGTGGGACAGCTGGGACAAGCTCCCGGTACGCATACCGGGCAAGGCGCCCGGCTGGCAGGACAGGGAGCGTGGTTGAGGAATGGGAGCACCGATGTGCGAGCAGTGCCGGAGCCGTCCCGCTGAGGTGCTGCTGCACCAGGGCACCGGCCCGGTCGTGAAGGTCTGCCGGACGTGCGCCGACGCGCACTGGGAGCAGGGGCCCAAGCCCCGCAAGGGCTGAGCCCTTCTGGAGACGGCACGGTCACCGCGCCCGTGCCGTCGAAGAAGGAGTTCACCACGGGAAGGACGGACATGGATGTACGCGACGACTGGCCCTTCATCGCGGCGGCGCTGGCCGTCGGGGGTGTGCTGACCCTCAGCGGGTTCGCCGTTTGGGACCGCTTCACCGCACCCGTGCGGGGCGAAGTCATCGACACCGAGCACACCGGGGCCTACACCTCGGTGGTCAACAACTGCAACCGCAACGTCTGCACGCCGATCGTCACCAACCACCCCGAATCGTGGTCCCTGCGCCTGAGGGACGGAGACGAGACCGGGTGGCGGGACGTCAGCGAGCACGCCTACGAGAGCTGCGGGATCGGGGACCACTACGATCGCTGCACTCGCGACTGAGCCCTTCTGGAGGCGGCGCGGGCACAGCCCCGCCGGTCCGCGCCGCCGAAGAAGGAGTTCAGCACACCCACGGGAAGGGACACCATGAGCAGCAGGAACAACTGGCGCCGCCGGGTAAGCCGGGAGATGCGCCCCATCGCCGAGAGGGCGCTGGAGCAGGGCTGGACCATCGACTGGAGCACGGGCAAGCACCAGGTCTGGACGAGCCCCGAAGGAGGCCGGGTCCGTGTACCCTGCACGCCATCCGACCGCAGGTCGGAGCGCAATACGATCGCCGAGCTGCGCCGGATGGGGCTGGATCTCGGCCGACAATGAGAGGCGGACGCCATGAGCGGGACGCAGGAGTACGTCGGGATGTCGGTGGTCGCCTCGCTGCTGGGCGTGAGCCGCCAGCACGTGGCCAAGCTGTACGAGCGGTACCGGGACGACCCCGACCACCCGTTCCCCGCCCCCGAGGCCGTCACCGTGTCGCAGGGCAAGCGGGTACCCGGGTGGTCGGCGTCCTCGGTGGACGCCGTCGTGTGCTGGTACCGGGAGTACCGGAAGGGGGGCGGCGATGCCTGAATGCCCGAGCTGCGGCTCTGAGCTGGACGTTTACGAGGATGCCCACGGCACGGTGTACCAGTGCCACGACATGGGGTGCTTGTCGCTGTTCGCAGACGACGAGATCGAATGAGCGAGTAGAGAGGTAGGGCATGGACAGCACCAAGAGCATCTACGAGAAGGCGGCGGCCGCCGCCGACGCTTCGGCGGAGCACTTCCGCACCGAGTGCCTTCAGTACAACAAGGACACGATGACGCCCAACGCACGGCAGCGGGCGGAGCTGTCGGACCACCTGGGCGAGTCGTTCGAGCGGCTGTCGGCCGTGTTCACGGCGGCGGGTGACGGCATGTACCGCAGCTACGAGGCGGTGGCCGAGGTCGGCGCCGCCCTGGAGGTGCTGGCCGCCTTCCTCGGGCAGTCCCCGCTGCTGCCCCGGGAGCAGGAGTCGGCGCCGCTGGCCGAGAAGGTGGAACTGAGTGTGCTCCGCCGGACCCGGGATGCGCTGGAGGGCATGCGGGTCCCCGACGGCGACGGTCCGAGCGCGGCCTAGCTGAAGCTGGTCCACCGCCCCGGTGCCGACGACCTCTGACCCGGTGGCACGAGCGGGGAGCACACGCCTGCGGGGTGTGCTTCCTGCCCGGATCATCCGGATACGGGAAGGAAGAGACATGCAGGAGAACGAAGAGCGCGCGATGCGTACGGTGGAAGCACTGCCGCCGACCAGGAAGAGGCTGATGCGGGACGTGTGGAACGGCGTCCTGGGCACGGTGCGAAAGGCCACGGAGGAGACGGGTGCGTGGGCCGTCGTCTACGACGACAACCCCGAGACGTGTGAGCAGGAGCCGCTGCCCTACCTGGGGCTCCAGGACGTCCACGTCAAGGAGGGGGCGGTCTACGGCGCCCTGCACCGGCCCCCGGAGATCCGCCCCGCCGCTTCGGTGCGCGGAGCCCTGATGGCACACGTGGCCCCGGGCGATCGGGAAGGCAAGTACGAGATCACCGTCCGGGGGACGCGCGTCTACGCCCGCTACATCCTGCGGGAGGGCTGACCGTGGATGACTACGTGTGGGTGGTCGGGGTCGGCTACAACGACGGCGGCATCCCGACCGCCGTCTTCACCGACCGGGACAGCGCCGTGGACTACCTCGTGAAGCAGCAGCGGCACTACGAACCCTATGGCGACCTGAAGGTGGAGGCCGACCAGTTCGGCAAGATCGAGCAGCTGTACTGGAAGAACCCGCGTACCGGCCGCTGGAACAAGACGATCAACTGGATGTGCGAAATGCCGGTGCGGCGGGCGGTGGACGACCGTGGCTGAGCCGACCGAGGAGGAGAAGGCCAGGCTGCGCGAGGAGATGCAGCGCGAGGTGATCCGGCGGGAGAACGAGGACCGCAAGAAGGAGGCCGACGCGCTGGAGAAGATCCGCGCGCGGACCCGGAGGAAGGGCAAGGACGGGTGAACCGATGAGCGCCAGCTCATGCTGATCCGGCCGGACTTCCCGGAGAAGCAGTACAGCGTGGACCGGATCAACGAGGAGTACGGCCCGCTGGAGGTCGTCTACCGCAGTCCGGTGTAGCGAAGCCGGATGCACGGGCGCGGTCCGTGCATCCCCTCCGGTACACCACCGACACGGGAAGGAACACCATGGAGATCAAGGGGATCAGGAGGCTGGCGGAGTTCACGCGGACCAACGCCACTGCGGCGGAGGAGTTCGGCCGGACCGTCAGCGAGCAGATCGCGCAGCTCAACGCCCGGGTTTCCCGGTTGGAGGGACCCGACCCGGCGGCGGCGGTGCGGGACTACGACCAGCTCATCGGCAAGAACGTCGTGGTCGAGGAAGGAGCGTACTTCACCGCCGGGAAGCTGGTGGGCTACACCGAGAACCGGGTCTACCTGTCGATTCCCGAAGTCGGGTTCAGCCCGCCCGCCGTCCAGGGTGTGCTCCGGGAGAAGATCACCGCCGTCTTCGAGCCGAAGGGGTTGTGATGACCGAGGACGCCGAGCGGGCGTGGGCCGACATCGTTACCAAAGCGAGACACACCCTGGCGCTGGACACGCTGCACCGGGCCGAGCGCATGGTGCACGGGGACCCCGACCACGACGGGCTGATCGCCGACTACGGCAGGGGCAGCGCCCACCTGGAGCGCATCGCCGCAGATCTGGAGGAGCACCTGTCCCGTAGCGCCGAGGAGACCGCCGACATGATGGCGCAGGTCCGGGACCATGCGGGTTCGGCGTCCAAGCCCTGGGACGTCGGCAACGTGGACGATGACTGGGAATTGGACCACTCCCCCGATGACTTCTGAGAGGACACGGGATGCCGCTGAACCACACTGACCTGGTCATGCTCATGTTCAGGGACCGCCAGCTCGGTCTGATCACCGACGAAGAACTCCGCCGCCTGGTGGACAGCCTGCTCTCGTCGGTGCGCTGGAGCAAGAGCGAGGAGCTGCGCAAGGAGATCGCCCTGCGTATCGAGGCCGGGGAGTTCGGGACGTGAGGGTCGAACGCGAGCGGATGATCCTTCGCCCCTACCAGGTCGAAGATCTGGACATCGTGCTCGCCGCCGAGGACGGCTCGGCCCTGATCGCCAACACGATGGGCACGGGCAAGACCCTGCTCGCCGTCGAGGCGGTCAGGGCCGTGGCCCCGGCCACCGGACGGGCGCTGGTCATCGCACCGCTCAACACGCACACCGGCTGGGAGCGCACCATCCGGGCGCAGAGCGGTCCGGACACCCCCATCCACAGACTGACCGGGGGCAAGGACGGCAAGCTCGCCTGGGACGCTCTGGCGGACGGCTGGGCGGGCTGGTACCTCATCGGCTGGGAGTACTTCCGGCGCTTCGACTGGCGGCCGCCCGGCGTGTTCGACGTGGCCGTAGCCGACGAGTGCCACCGGGCGCAGAACCGCAAGTCCAAGACGGCCAAGGCCCTGTGGTCGGTGCGCGCCCGGCGCAAGCTGGCCATGTCGGGAACCCCGGCGGGCAACCGGATCGAGGGACTGTGGTCGGTGCTGCACTGGTTGTGGCCCGAGCAGCACCCCCACTACTGGCCGTGGGTGAAGAAGTACCTGCGCACCCGGCCCAACCGCTACACCCAGGTGGAGATCGTCGGGGAGAAGGTGCCCGGCCAGGTCATCCGCAGCGTGCCGTGCTACACCCGCCGCAAGCTGGAGGACGTGGTCGCCGACCTGCCCGAGCGCATCACCTACACGGTGGACACGCGGATGCTCCCGGCCCAGGCCAGGATCTACCGCCAGTTCGAGGCGCAGTCCCTGGCGTGGTTGAAGGAGCACCCGGTGGCCACGCCCCTGCCCGTGCAGCAGCGGTTGCGCATGCTGCAGACGGCGCTGGGCGTGCCGACGCTGTTCGAGAAGGAGGAGCTGGACGAGGACGGGTTCCCCAAGACCGAGATCGGGTTCGAGCCGGACTGCAAATCGGCCAAGATCGACGCGATGCTCGACATCGTCTCCGACCTGCCCGAGCACACCCCCGTGATGGTCTACACCCACTCAGCCCGCTTCGCCGAGGTCGTGGTCGCACGGCTGAACGACAAGGGCATCGGCCGGGCCGAACTGTGGACGGGCCGGGTCCCCCAGCACACCCGCATGCGTGTGCTGAAGGAGTTCGGCGGCGGGGTCCGGTTCATCGTGGCCGGGATCGCCGCCATCGGGGAGGGCGTGGACGGGTTGCAGCGGGTGTGCAACCACGAGATCTGGCTGAGCAAGCACGACAACGGGCTGCTCAACGAGCAGGCCGCCGCCCGCCTGCTGCGCATGGGGCAGTCCAAGCCCGTGCTGAGCTGGGTCATCCGGGCCGAGGACACCATCGACACGCTGGTCTACCAGCGGCTGGACGAGAACGCGGAGGCCATGGCCTTCGCACTGGAGAAGGAGGACTGACGTGCGGTTCAACGACGCCGAACTCGGCGGTATGAGCGACGAGCGGCTGGCCAAGGAGATGGCCAACGCCAAGCTGGAGTACGACGCCGCCGATGCCCAGCTGGAGGAGATGAAGCGGGAGTACCGGCGCCGCCGCCGCGACGAGCTGGGCGACTACGAGCACGAGGACGCGGGTGTGCGGGTGAAGTTGCAGCCCAACCGCCGATTCGACCTCGAACGGGCCGAGCAGATCCTGACGGATGAGGAGAAGGCGCGGTTCACCCGCCCCATGCTCGACCGGGAGCTGATCAAGAAGGGGCTGAGCCCCGAGGACTACTCGGCCCTGTGCAAGGAGTACGACCCCAAGGTGAAGATCGAGGTCCTGGGGTGAGCGAGTTCGTCACCTACGCCGCCTACGTCTGCCTCGGGGTCTTCCTGGCCTTCCTGCTGATCCGCAGCGGGGAGTAGCAGGTCAAGGACTTCCGATCATGGGGAGCACCGATTAGGGTCGGTGCTCCCTTTCCGTTCCAAGGGCACACGGAAGATGGGAGAGCAGGGATGTTCAGAATGCGCATCGGTAGGGCGCTGGCCTACTTCGAGATGGCGGGCGAACTGAAGTGCCGCGCCAGCCGGGAGGACATCGGCAGGTGGGCGTGGGGCGCCCCGGGCGAGCGCGGCCCCGAGTACGACGACTACACCGTGATAGGGGTCTTCCCCAGCGGGGACTTCCACGGGGTGCTGGTCCTCTACGACCAGCTGTCGGGGGTGTTCTACGGAACGACGCTCGACCTGCTGTGTACGGGGCCGAACCCGTTCGGGGAGCCCGACTTCGTCACCTTCCATCGATACGCGGTGACGGGCGGGGAGCTGGTTCCCTTCCGCAAGGCCGAGTACAACCTGGGCCAGACCGGATGACGCGGTTGTGCTGTCTGTGACCCGGTTCCACTAGGGTGGAAGCCGCGCCGCAGCCGGGCAGCCAGGTCAGAACAGGCCGCAGGGTGCAGGGCTGACCGAGTACCGCGTATCGATCTGCGGCCTGTCGCGTGCGAGCGCCGTGAAGCACACGCCCGAGCGGGGTGTGCTTCGCGGGGTCCGACACGGGACCGTGAACGGGAAGGACACCATGGAGAACGACGAGGAAGTACGCGCTTGAGCGGAGAGCACGACCGCGAGAAGCGACGGGCCGTGGTGGAGAAGGCGGTGCTGGACGGGATCACCCGGACCACCGCCCGCGACCAGCAGAAGGGCATCGGCCCGAGCGAGATCGGCCAGGACTGCGACTTCTGCGTGGGCCTGGCGCTGACCCGGCGCTACCCCCAGCTCCGGCGGGGGGTGGACGCCGAGCCCGTCCTGCTGGAGGAGTCCTCCTACCGCAGGTTCAGCCTGAAGGCGTGGACGGGGACGGCGACGCACGAGAAGCTGGAGCGCGACGTCGAGTTCCCCGGGCTGCTGAAGGAGCACACCTTCGAGGTGTACTGGATGGAGGGATACGGGCAGATCGTCGGCCACGTGGACGCCGCCTTCCTGGAGCAGCTGACCGCCTTGGACTACAAGACCAAGGACGTCGCCAAGATCCGCTACTTCAAGCTGAACGGCGTACCGCAGAAGGAGGCCGTGCAGCTGATGCTGTACGGATGGGCGCTGGAGCGGGCCGGGCACCCCGTCGAGGACGTGGGCCTGTGCTACATCCCGCGCGACTCCAACACCCTCGGCGACATCTGGACGGCCTTCGCCGTCTACCGCTCCGACTACGCCGAGCGGGCACTGGAGCGGCTGGAGAAGTTGTGGCAGCGGGTGCGCAGTGGCGACCTCGCCGCGCTGGAGCGCGACCCCGAGTGCTACGAGTGCAATCAGTCGTTCCGCATCTAGCACACACCGACACGGGAAGGAACACCATGGCCCTCGATCTGAGCGGGCTCCCCGGCATCGAGATCAGGAAGCCCAAGGACGTGGCGAAGTCGCCGACGTTCCTGTTCTACGGACTGCCCAAGTCCGGCAAGACCACCCTGGCCGCCTCGGCGGCGCTGGTGGAGGAGCTGAGTCCGGTCCTCGTCATCGACTTCGAGGGCGGGACCGAGTCGCTGGCCGGTCTCTACGACGTCGATGTCATCCGGATCACCAACTACGAGCAGGGCAGCGAGTTCCTGCCGAAGTTGCTCACGCAGGACCACGGCTACAAGACCGTCGTCCTGGACCCGGTCAACGCCTTCCAGAAGCAGCTCCAGGACCAGATCGTCCGCAAGCAGAAGGAGTTCCAGCCGAGCGCCAAGGCCAACAACTCCCTCGGCGAGCGGTCGATGCTCCAGGCCGACTGGATGGTGGTCGGCGACAAGATGCGCAAGCTGTTCGAGGGGTTCCACAACGCCCCGTTCGTCACGATCTTCACGGCGCACGCCGAGAAGGACAAGGACCCCAACACGGGGGCCCTGCTCATGGAACCCATGATGCAGGGCAAGATCTCGAAGTCCGAGCTGGGCCGCATCCCGACGATCATCGGCTACGTCCGCATGGTCGAAGAGGGTGGTAACGTCTTCCCCGTCGTCCGCTTCGGGGGCGGGAGGGGCATCATCGCTGGTGACCGCCTCCGTGTCCTGGACACCGAGGAGAAGGACCCCACGATGCGGACCATCTGGGGCAAGATCAAGCCCGTTCTCATCACCAAGTAACCACTGCACCACGGAAAGAGGCAGCACGTGTCCGACGCCACGTTCAACCCGGCCGAGATCAACCTCAACCTGACCGAGGACGACTTCGCCGACAACGGGTTCAAGCTGATCCCGGTCGGCACCTGGGTCACCACCGTCATCTACGACGTCCAGATGAAGACCGTCGGCAAGCCGGGCGACAACTTCGGCAAGCCGATGTACAACGTCACCTTCCGCGTGTGCAACAACGAGTACGGCAGGAACAAGCAGCTCCGCAGCATGGTCTGCCTCTGGCAGGGTGCGCACTTCACCTACGCCAACCTGGTCAAGGCGCTGGGCGCGGCCAAGACCGGCGGCCAGGGGGTCCTGAGCCCCGAGGAGCTGATGGGTCTCGAGGTGGACGTGCGGATCAAGCGCCACCGCGAGCACGAGGGCAACCTCTACGAGGAGATCGGCGGCTTCGCCCCCGCCGGGACGAAGGCGGGCGGGGTGGTCTCCGACTCCGCCGCCCAGGAGTTCGGCGCCAAGTCGGGCACCACCGTCAACCTCTTCGACTAGCACACCGACTGAGGAAGGGGGCCACCGGAAGGTGGCCCCCTTTCTGGTCTCGCAACGGATCGGATGCAGATGAACACGGGTGAATTCTTCGATCTGCTGTTCGGGGACCTCGACGGCTGGGCCGTGGTGTGCTCGTTCCCGGGAGGGTTCTTCTCCCCCAAGGCGGGACCGACGGACCAGGAGTGGTTCGCCTGGCCCGAGGAGCGGGCGCAGATGATCGCCTACGTCCTCCAGAGGACCGACAACGACCTCTACACGGTGCCGACCCTCTACCGCACCAAGGGCAGCCGCAAGGCCGCCAACGCCCATCTGGGGCGCACGGTCTACGCCGACGCCGACAGCGCTCCGCCGGAGGCGTTCAAGCTGAAGCCGACGGCGGTGGTGGCCACGTCGACGGGCAGGACCCAGTGCTACTGGGTGGTCGATGACTGCCGGGACCCCGACCTGCTGTCGCAGTACGGGCGGGCGCTGGCCCACATGCACCGCAACGACGGGTGCGACACCGGCGGCTGGGACATCGGCCAGCTGCTGCGCATCCCCGGCACCACCAACAACAAGCCGGACCTGGTCGCCCCCTTCCGGGTCGAAGTCGTTGAGCACACTTCCGGATTGGTCTATACCTCTTCGGTGTTTTCCAAGGTCTACGACCCGAACTCGGTGAAGTCCGCTGCGGTCCAGCTCGACGTCGAGATGCCGGACGAGTCCAGACTGCCGACCTTCGAGGAGGCCCGGGGTGTGCTCGTCGGTAGCTACGAGCTGCTGCGGTTGGTGGACGAGGCCGTCGTCAAAGGCGAGAAGGGCGGGGCAGGGGACCGCAGCGCGCGCATGTGGGCGCTGCTCAGCAACCTGTCCCGGATGGGCGTGGACCCGGGCACGGCCTTCGTGCTGGCCCGCAACGCCGGGTGCAACAAGTACCGCCAGGACGGCAGGCCCGAGGAGGAGCTGTGGGCCGAGGTCATGCGGGCCTACGGCGACCCCGACAACCAGCCGGTGGTCTCCGACGCCGACGCCGCCAAGCTGGACCGCACCATCGCCCGGGAGAACAGGGCTCGCCAGCCGGTGGCCGCTGCGGTGCAGACCACGCTGCTGCCCGCCCACTTCCTGTCCAAGGAGGAGCGGCCGCAGGTGCCCTACGACACGTTCGTGGACCGGTACCAGGCGTGGGGCTCGACGCGTACCGACGCCGCTCCGCAGTACCTGCGGGCCGCCGCGCTCACGTGCATGTCGGCGGTCTACGGGGACTTCGGCAAGCCGCCCACCAAGTACGACTCGGGCGGCCTGAACCTGTGGTTCCTCATCCTGGGCGGCACCACCCGCAGCCGCAAATCGACGGTGCGCGGGATGATGGTCTACACCCTGGACGCCCTGTCCAACGACGGGTTCGTCTACGACATCGGGTCCAACGCCACGGCCGAGGGCCTGATGAACGAGCTGGCCGAGCGGCCGGGCTGGACGTCGGTGTTCCATCGGGACGAGGTCCACGGCCTGCTGTACGAGGTCGGGGCCAAGAACTACATGGCGGGGTTCAAGGAGGCCCTGACCGAGCTGTACGACGGCCGGGTCCACGGCAAGCTGCGCGCCACGGGCACGGTGAAGAAGACGGCGAGCACGCGGACCGTCTTCATCATGCTGATGGCGGGCGTCACCGAGCACGTGACCAAGGCGCTGACCGCCGCCGACTTCGCCTCGGGGTTCCTGGCCCGGTTCGTCTTCATCCACGCCGATCCGCCGCCGCGAACGCGGGAATCGGAGTGGATGGAGCAGGAGGAGGAGACGGTGGCCGCCGGTGGCGACACCGTGTTCGAGAGCTTGGTGGACGAGCTGCTGCTGGGCCGGTCTTTCTGGTCCGTCCAGACCACGCGCGGCGCCCAGTTGAAGATCGGGTTCGATGACATCGCCTGGAAGCGGCTGAACGAGTTCATCTGGGAGGCGGGCAACGCCGCCGAGGAGCACGAGCTGAGGGAGGTGCTGCAGCCCACCGTCGACCGCATGACGAAGTCGGTCATGAAGACCGCCATCCTCCTGGCGATGCACGAGAGCGAGTTGACGGTATCCTTGCGGCACGTGCTGAAGGCGGTGAGCCTGGCGGAGGAGTGGTACGGGCACCTGGTGACCGTGGCCACCAAGATCCGCCAGTCCTACTGGCTCAGGCGCCAAGACGACCTCATGGACATCATCGAGGAGTACGGCGGCCAGGTCAGCTGGAGCAAAGCCTACGCCAGGATGCGGAGGGACCTGCGTCCCCGGGAGTTCGGAGAGGTCGTGGATGCCCTGGTGATGGCGGGCAAGGCGATCCTCCGCCGACACGGGAACACGCAGGTCATCGAGAGTACGGGGAGGTAGGGCGGATGGGCACAGGCCGAGCCGGGGCCACGCAGGGGGGCTACCGGGTCCGCAAGGACGGATCGGTGGCGTTCACGTACACGGAGCTGCACCTCGGCGAGGCACTGACCCACGCCATCTACTGCTTCGAGAAGGGCGCGCGCATGAACCGCGCCACCTGGCAGCGGGAGGCGCGCAAGCTGGCCGAGTGGGGGGTGTTCTCCCAGGCCAACATCGCCGCCGTCTTCGGCGTCTCCGCCACCCGCATCCGCCAGTTGGGCATCACCACCCTCAACGGCGCCAAGATGATGCGGGGCCGCTTCTCCCCCAAGTCCCTGCGGTTCCTCGCCCTGTCGATGCGCGAGAAGCTGACCAAGGGCAAGCACAACCCCCTGTGGGTGCTGGAGGCCGAGATCCGAGGGACGTCGCAGACGGTCATCGCGCGTCTCCTCGGCCTCTCCTCCAGCACCATCAGCCGCTTGGTACGGGAAGGAAACCTCATCCATGAGCGTCATGCTCTTCGATACCTCGAAGATAACGCCGATGACGAAGGACGTCCTGAGGAGAGCGTGGGAACTGAGCACGCCGGAAGCGACGCCGCTGGCGTTCACGCCGGAAGTGCCCCGGGCCCTGAAGCACCTCGAACAGGGCAGCCCGCTGGTCACGCTGGGCACGTTTACCGAGGTCCCGGGGATCGCCACCCTGTCGCAGCCGCAGATCCGCAGCCGCGCGGACGCGCTGACCATGCTGACGTCGGCGTTCCGCCTGGCCTGGCAGCAGGAGACGGGCCGCCTGCGTCCGCACCCGACGGGTGAGCACCGTGTGCTGACCGGCCCCCAGGCCACCGCCTGGGTGGCCGAGCGGCGGAACCGGCCGGTCGTCGTGGACATCGAGACCCACGGCGACATCAGCCGCCTCCACCACAGTGAGCGCCTGCTGCTGTGCGTCGGCCTGTGCGACGGCACCGAGACCGTGGTCGTGGACGGCGAGGAACTGGGAGACGGCCGGGACTACGCCCGCTTCCTGCACGAGTTGTCGCACCTGAAGCTCATCGCCCACAACGGCAAGTTCGACCTGCCGGTGCTGGCGCAGGGTGCCGACGAAGGCACGGATCTGAAGCTGCACCACGACACCCTGCTCATGCACTATGCCCTGTTCCCCGCCGCCGGTGAGCACGGTCTGAAGCCCCTGTGCAAGCACCGCTTCGGGGCGCCCGACTGGGACAACCACGGCCACGACATGCGGGACCTGGGTTCGATGGACCGCGCCGCCCTGCGGCTGTACAACGCCTTCGACGTCCAGTGGACGTGGCGCCTGTTCGAGCACCTGGTCCCCATGGTCGAGTCGCACGAGCACAAGGACCGCCTCTACCGGGGTGTGCTGATCCGGGCGAGCAACGCCCTCCAGCAGATCGAGCCCCGGGGGATCGGCTACGACCGCGACTACGCCGAGCGGCTGTACACCGACCTGGGTGTGCTCGCCGACAGGCAGCGGGCCGATCTGGTGGCCGAAGCACACGCCTTGTCCCCCGGGGTCGCGTGGCCCTGGGCCAAGGAGGGCGGCAGGCTGGCCCGCGACGCCGACGGCGAGAAGTACCGGGAGTTCAACCCGGGCAGCCCGAAGCAGATCAAGGACCTCTACGCGGCGCAGGGCGTCAAGCTGGACAAGACCGACGAGTACGTGATGAGCAGGCGCGCGGAGAAGGGCGACGCCTTCGCCGAGAAGCTGCTCGCCTGGCGGGGCACGACCAAGCTGCGGTCCACCTACGTGGTCAGCCTCCTGGACAAGGCCAAGGCCCTGCCCGGGATGGAGCGGCCCCGGGTCTACCCCTCCTACCTGATCCACGGCACGAGCACGGGTCGGTTGTCCAGCTCCCACCCCAACATCCAGAACATCCCGCGCACCAAGCAGGACGGGACGCCGTCGATCCGGCGGATGTTCGTGCCGACGTCCGCCGACCGCCTGCTCGTGCAGGTGGACTACTCCCAGGCCGAGCTGCGGGTCATGGCGGTGCTGGCCGGTGACCCCTGGCTGTCGGAGATCTTCTCCAACCCGAAGGTGGACATCTTCAACCAGATGATGCCCTCGGCCTTCCCCGACGCCGACATCGACGCCTGGGGGCCGGACGAGGCCAAGAACAACCGGGCCAAGCTGAAGGGCGTCATCTACGGCCTGAGCTTCGGACGGCGGGCACCGGCCATCGCCGACGCTCTGCGGATGCCGGTGGCCGAGGCGCAGCGGATCATCGACAACTACCTCGCCTCGGCGGCCAAGGTCGCCGAGTGGCGCGAGGAGGTCAGCCGCAAGGCGGTCCACGGCATCCCGCTGGTGAGCCCCTTCGGACGCCACTTCCAGCACGAGGTCGTCACGCCCCGGGGCAAGGACGACGTGGTCCGCAAGGCCCTGTCGTTCCTGCCGCAGAGCACCGCCAGCGACATCTGCCTGCGGGCCGCCTGCCGGATCATCGAGGAGCAGGAGGAGTCCGGCGGCGACTGGAACGTGGTGGCCCTGGTCCACGACGCCATCACCGTGGACGTCCCCGCCTACGAGGCCGAGGACGCCGCCAAGTACGTGTCCGAGCACATGGTGCGCTCGGCCCGCGACACCTTCCCCGACCTGCCCTTCGCCGTCGAGGCGAAGTACGGGGACGACTGGGCCAAGACCAGCTAGCACACACCGACACGGGAAGGAAGCGCACAGCTGTGTTCATCATCATCGGGGTGGACCCCGGCAAGACGACGGGGATCGCCCACATCGCCTTCAACGACTCGGGCTCGCCCTTCCACGTCGATTACGAGGCGGTCCCCTACGAGGACAGCCCCGACGGGGACCACCCGGTGGACGTGGTCCGGGAACTCATCGAGACCGCCATCGCCTACGCGGAGATGCCGAGGGTCGCCGTCGTTGCCGAGCAGTTCGTGCTGGAGGAGGGCACCCACGGCGTGGACACCACGGCGCTGCGGGTCCTCGGCGCGCTGGAGTACCTGCTGCGCCAGTCCCGCTACAGCGGGGTCGAGCTGGTCTACCAGCTGCGCACCGCCAAGCGCCTGGTCAAGGACCGCCACCTGAAGTCGCTGGACCTCTACAGCGACTCCCCCCATAGCCGGGACGCCTTGCGCCACATCGCGGCCTACGTGCTGGCCAACCGGCCCGCTTCGCCGATGGCGAAGTTCTTCGCCCAGGCGTATCCCTCCGACTGAGGCGGTGCCATCATGCCCATCAAGAAGGTCGTCGCCCTGTACGGCCTGTTCTGTGAGGAGTGTTCGGCGGTCCTGTGGCCCGTCGGCGCCGGAACGGCCTCCGAAGCACGCCGACGCGCCCGCGCCCAGGGCTGGCGTGCCCCGCACAACAACCCCAAGAACCCCACCGTCCTCTGCCCCCGCCATTACCGGAATCGAGACGACCATGTTGAAGGTGATACGTAGGCTTACCGTCAGAGACTGCCCGGCGTGCGGCGGTTCGGGCATCGGGCCGCACGGCCACTGCTCGCGCTGCCACGGCAGCGGGAAGATCAGCTGACACGGGTGAGGCCCCGGGTGGATGACTCCCGGGGCCTCTTCACGCAGAGTACTACACTCAGACCTGATCGTGACGCGTGGTACGCGCCTGGATGTTCTCCGTGTCGATCGCGTTGTCCCGCGTCTTGGCGGCGGTGATCGCCTCGTCGGTGATGTGCTTGGCCGACTGGGAGTCGGCGGGCACGAGCACACTCACCACGTTGCTGGACTGGGGATCGAGCTTGGCCCCCTCCAGACGGCGCTGCACGTAGGACGAGAAGGCGCCGAACAGGATGGCGCCGACGACCGTGACCATCTGCTGCACGGTGACGGCGTCGCCGGTGCCGAACAGGTTCAGCAGGCCCTCCAGTACCGCCACGATCAGGACGGCGATACCGCCGCCGACGGTGTACTGCCCGAGCGAGCGCAGCGAGCGCCGCGTCGCATCGGTCTTGGTGACCTTGGTGGCCATCCGTCCTCCTCTGGTAGGAACGATGTGATTCTACGCTGCCACGCACAGGAACCGGAGGCCCCGATGGCCGACCAGTACGCCAAGATGACGCCGCACAAGCGCCGCGAGATGACCAAGGAGCTGCTGATGGAGCTGCTGGAGCACGAGGAGAGCTTCTACCTCGCCGTCGTCAGCGCCGGTGGCGGCACGCTGCACATGGCCCGTCAGGAACCGGACCTCTCGGTCTTCCAGGTCACCGACGACAACTTCTTCTACGCCGACACCGACGAGCGCTACTGCTACGCGGGGCTGACGCCCCTCCAGGCGGTGGTCAAGCTCACCGAGCTGGCGCAGAAGTACCGCTCCACCACCGACTAGCACACCACCACGGGAAGGACGCACATGTTCAACGGGATCTTCATGCGAGCCGACTTCGAGTTCCTGCCGGGCGAGCTGATCGACGCCCAGATGCGCGACGGCGGACCGGGTGAGCAGGCCAGCGTCCTCGTCCTGTACTTCAGCGACGAGGCCCACCTCACGGCGTTCCGGGACAAGATGCGCGAGCTGGACAACCAGGGGATCGAGGACTTCGAGTTCCACTGCGACTTCCTGCACTTCACCCACCGCTTCCACATCGATGAGTGCGGCGTCAGTTCGCAACTCTACGAGGACTAGTACAGCGAAGAGCCCGGCCCCTTCGGGGGACCGGGCTCTCCGTATGTCAGCTGACGGTCAGGTAGCTGAAGCACCCCTGCATGTTGCGCACGCCGACCCCGATGTAGCCGCTGGTCAGCTGGCTGTCGGTGGCGGTGAAAGACGCACCGGTGTCCAACCGGGTGCAGGTGATCTGCGTGGGCGTCACGGCGATCCGGACCCGGATGCCCGCCGTGCCGGTCGTGATCGCGGTGGACGCCTGAGAACCGATCGACGTCTTGACGGGCGCGGCGACCGTTCCCGTCACCTTGAACAGCTCGATGGTGCCGTTGGTCCGCTGGAGCAGGTTGTAGCAGTTCACCGACCTGGTGTCGTCGTTGTAGCCCAAGTCGTCGGACATGCAGAACTGCACCTGCATGGACGACGTCGTGTGCGTGAAGTGCAGGAAGTCCATGGTCACTTCGATGGTGTACGAAGGACTCCTCGACGCCACCGGCCCCACCTGGCCGACGACCACCGCGCCGTAGTTGCCGCTGGTCCCGTCGTTGTAGCGGTCGAGCACAACCCCCTGGGCCAGGCCGGTGGTGTGCCCCGACCAGTCCAGCCCCGACAGCGACATGCGCTTCGACGTCGCCGCGTAGGTATCCTGCGTCGATCCGTCACCGGAGACCAGGAACGTGCCGCTGCTCTGGTTGGCGGTGACGAACCCCAGCTTCGGACCCGTCCCCGTGTAGGTGCGGGTCGCCGTGGTGTAGTAGCTCAGCGGCTTGGCGTTCTGCGGCAGGTTGAAGATGTTCGCGCTGCTCGCGTTGGCCGCCGACAGGTTGTTGCCGTCGGACTGGACCTCGCCCTTGAGCACGACCCGGCCCCCGAGCCTGCGCCACTGGCACGGGTCGGTCGCGGTGAAGCCCGGCAGGGCGTGCAGGTTGACCCACTCGCTCGTCGGGCCTCCGTTGGGCATCATCTGGCCCCGGTACTGGTCCACGATGTTGCGGCCCATGCCGTTGTCCCAGCTGCCCGAGGCCAGCGCCACCCGTCCGCGCGTCCACCCCGTCGAGACGTAGGCCGCGTCGTCGCTGATGACCGACACCTGGGGCACGGCGGCGCGCAGCGCGGCCACGTCGGTCCGCGACTGCATGTCCAGGATCGCGCTGCCGGAGTTGGGCTTGGTGCCGTACACCAGCAGCCGCATCCCCGCCGACACGGCAGCCTGCATCCGCGCCGTGGTGGCGTCCGACCTCATGCCGTAGTAGGCGAAGCCCTCCGACATGAGCGACGCCGGGCTGGTCGCGCCCGCCGTCTCCAGGTAGCCGCCCGGGATTCCCGCCGCGATCGCCGGAGCGACGCACTCCTTCTGGAACCCCTGGACGATCACCCTCTCCTGCATGGAGAACTTGGCCACTTCGGCCACGATCGCCTGCCCGAGCGCCGTGCGCTGCGCCGTCGTGCTGGTCCCGTCGATCTTGGCCTCGATCAGCCAGCACACCGGCGAGGAGGCGTAGCGGCGGAACATGTCTTCCAACGTCGGGATCGGGTACTCGTCCAAGTTGGAGAACCCGAAGAGCCACGGCTTGACCGTCAGCCCGCGAACGCTGGGCAGGCTCAGCCCCGCGATCGGCACGTCCACGCCCGTTGTCTTGAGGCAGCTCAGATCGTGCTGGAGGACCAGCGCGCCGTCGGCCGTGAGCTGGACGTCGATCTCCAGGAGCTGGAGCCCCTGGTCCACCGCGTTGTCGAAGGCCAAGTAGCTGTTCTCGGGCGCGATGTTGCCGCCACCCCGGTGCGGGATGACCTGCGGCCACGTGAGTTCCGAGATCTTCAGGATGTTCGAGGCGGATTCACCGGGAGGGCCCTGCGGGCCTATCTCACCCTGGATACCCTGCGGCCCCTGATCCCCGGGATCTCCCTTGTCGCCCTTGGGACCGGGTTCCCCCTGCGGTCCCGGGTCCCCCGGATCGCCCTTGTCCCCCTTCGGCCCCTGGTCGCCCGCAGGACCGGCGGGACCGGGCACCCCCTGGGCTCCCTTCAGGGAGTCGAGCCACTGGTCCAGCGTGCCGCTGAAGCCCTCCTCGACGGCCAGCTCGTAGGCCGACTCCCCCGGCGGACCCTGTTCACCGCTTCCGCCGCCCCCGCTCGTCGTCGGAAGGGGCGTGTCGGGCGTGACGGTGACCCAATGGCCGGGCGTGTCTTCCGTGCCCGGGACGAAGTACTGGACGGCGGCCACTACGCCCCCGCGATGATCCCCGCAGCACGCAGCGAGGCGAGCAGCGCGTTGAGCTGGGTGACGGCTGAGGCCTCGTCGGTAGCGTCGGCGACGGCGCCCGCCGGGGACAGGGACATGGTGGACGTGGCGCTGTCCCAGTCGAGCGGGGCCGTGGCGTTGACGTCAGAGGGCTGCATTCCTCCACCTCCAGTGACGGGCAGCGGGTTGTCGGTGGAGACGAGGATCATCCGGCCCGGATTGTCCGCGTCGCCGGGCTCGAAGTAGTGGATGCCGGACATGGTCCTCCTCGTGTCGCACGTGGTCACAGCATAACGAAAGCCCCGGCCACAAGGACCGGGGCGGATGCGTTCATTCTAGCGCTTGGACTGGAACATGGTGGCCTTGCCGCCCCGCCATTCGTAATCGCCCTCGCCCAGCTGCTGGACGTAGACCCGCAGGCGCTCGTCCTTCTGGGTCACCTCGGTGATGGGCCGGGCGAACTTGGTGTTGGGGTAGGACCCCGCACGGAACAGCGGGCTGGGCTTGGCGCTGGCCGCCTTGTCGCCCTTCACCTTGCCGAGCATGACCTCGTAGTTGGGCTCGATCAGGTTGCCGTCGGCGTCCTTGGCGATGACCTCGCCCTCCAGCGTGCCGAGCACCTTGGTGTCGGCGAAGGCGATGGTCGCGTACTGGTTGTCCTTGGTCACCTTTTTGTCGGTGGCGTTGTCCCAGGTGATGCAGACGGGCTCGCCCTTCTTCAGCTTCTGGGTCGTGCTGGAGCTGAACCAGACCATGTCGGCCATATCGAGGAAGTCCCCCTCGGTCTCGTCGGTGTCGGGGGCAGCGGCGCCGCCCTTCAGGTTCCAGGCGGGCGGCTTGGCGAAGGTCCCGTTCCTGACCAGCGCGTACGCCTTGTCACCAGGGCAGGAGGTGGCGATGAAGTCGCGGTGGCCCTTCACGGTGCTCGCGATGCTGGACTCGGGCTCCATCAGCCACGCGCGGAGCTGGCGGACGGCCTCGATCTGAGCCGACGTGATGGTGTCCGTGGGGCCGGTGGCCAGGGTGACCGAGTAGTAGGTCGAGTTGCCGCCCGGCTGCGCCGCCTGCTGCTTGAACAGACCGCGCCCCTCCATGACGTAGCCGTGAGCACACGCCATAAAAGAATATCCAATGTCCGCCCAGCCCCGCGAGGGGCCGGTGTGGAACTTGCGGGTGTTCTGCCAGTACTCGACGCACTCGCCGTGCGCCTCGCCCGCCAGTCCCTGGTTGACGGAGTCGTAGTGGACGGCGATCCCGCTGCGCGGGTTGGCGTAGGAGGCGGGCGACGCCTTCCAGCCCAGGTCCTTGCGGCTCATGTAGAGCTGCGGTTTCGGCATGGTCCTTCCCTACTCGCACGCCTCGCACGTGCGGTTCCTCTGGAGGGCGGGGTTCTGGTAGTCGGCGGCCCGGGTGGGTGGGAACGGCTTGTCCCAGCTGGCGTCGTCGGTGGGCAGCGGTTCCTCGGCGGATGCATCGACCGGTCCGCCGGGGGTGTGCTCAGACATCGCAGACCTCGTCGGGCAGCGGCGGGTAGTTCTCCCGCTCCTCGTCGCTCTGCTCCCGCGCCTCCAGGTAGTCCCGGAGGATGTCGCGGTTGTCCTCGGCGGGGTCGGCTTCGACCAGCCGGGTGATCGTCTCGTCCAAGTTCTCCCTGTCCTGCGTCGTCAGCTCGGTGTTGTGCTTCAGCGTATCGAGGAACTGGCGGTTGATGTCGGTCTGGCAGTCCGCGCGGGCCGCGTCGTAGGCGGCACGCTGGCGGTCCACGTGGGCGTTGTACACCCCGAGCGCGACGGCGACCAGGGATACGACCAGTATCCCCGCCGCCAGCGCCGTGCTCGCCGACACCGCGCCCCGGTCACCGCCGCCGTGGAAGCGGTCGGTGCCGGGGTCACCGGCGACCAGGATCATGTACGCGAGCAGGAACCCGCTGGTGTACCAGACCACGGCGTCCAGCGCGAAGGTCTCAGCCTGTGCCATCGTGCTCCCTCGTCTCTGTTTCCTTGGTCTTCCCCGTGTGCTCCTGGTACACCAGGAACGCGGTGATCGTTCCGAGGAGACCGAACAGCTCGATGGGCACCGTATCCCCCCTGACGACGTACACCAGGAACGCGGTCAGCAGGACCCCGAGCACACCCAGCAGAGCGATGACCCGGATGATCTGTACCACCACGCACACCCCCACTACGTTGATCCGATATTGCCATCTCGGGAGCTGGGGCGTGCGTCCCGGGTGAGTAGCTTACTGAGGGTTATCGGTACCCGACTCCAAGGCCACAATCTGTGACTGGAAGACGTCGTTCTGTGCTTGTGCCATGGCCAGTTCGAAATGGAGCTGCGCGATCTGCTCCTTCAGCTTCTCGATGACCTTCTCGGCGGGGATGCCTGCCATGCCCGTGTCTCCTTGTGCTACTGCTCGGTCGAATTGCTGAAGGTCTCCCGCTGCTCGGTGATCGTGGTCCGGACAAGGTCCTCCACGTTGTAGCCAGCCGAGGCGTAGGCGTCAGCCAGGAAGTTCAGTGCCGATTCGAGGAGGTCGGGGTCCTGGACACTGGCTGCTATGCGAACCTCCTGACTGGGCTGGCCAGGAGAAGGATTGCTCGGATCGTAAGGCATGTGAGCACTGAACACGTACTCGTAACGCGTGGTGACCCAATTGTTCATCAAAACTCCTTCGGAAGGGTGAGGTAGGGGCTGATGATGCGGGCGAGGTCCATCGCATCGGCAAGTTCCATTTTATCGGAGTCTTCCTCGATCATCTGCATCAACTCCTTCCACACGTCGTTGTCCGCGACCTCCATCGCGGCCTCGACAGCACCAATCAGCGACGGTTCGGCACTCGCCTCTTCGACGGCGTCCACCAGCTGGTCGAGCACACCCGCCCGGGTGGCCGATCCGCTGCGTTGCGCTGCCGCCCTGAGCACACCCCCCACCTTCTCGTCCCGCACTTCGTAAGCGTTGCGGTGCATGTCGTTGGGCAGCTCAGGAGGGCAATGGAGCGCCGCCATGAGGACACGAGTCGCGTCTTCGTAGCTGAGATTCAGCATGCGCGCTCGGCAGACGATGGCTTCCCGCGTGATACCGCAGTGGTGCCCTTCCCCTGTCCGGGGATGGTTGTAGAAGACGCTGTAACCGTCCTCTGCGTTACGGTCTGCGATGCGGTCCCTGATCACATGGACCAGTTCGATCCTGCCCGTGCCTGTCATCCTGCTCCTCCTTGGAACGCCATGTAGAAGATCCCGGAAACGCTGGCGTTGCACGCCCAGGCGAACGAATTCGAACCGATCTCCGACACGTAGAAAGACCGTGTCGCGGCGGCCAAGGGCGTGATCACCGGCCGTGCTTCCCCGCTACGCGGCGGTACTGGCCACGGGACGGTCCCCGCAGAACTCCCAGCCGACGTACGGTACCCGGCCCGGATCAGGTCGTCCGTGTCGTGCGCACCTGTGAACTCCCCCCAGATGTTCATGATCCGGAGGTTGGATTCGATGCCCGTCTTGTAGTCCCCGTACTCCGTGGCCAGCTTGACGCCGCCCATCCCCTGCTGGAGCACCAATGCGGCGCGACCCGAATTGTTGATGGTGGTCTCCGCCGACAGGGCAACCAGGGCGCCCGCACCGTAGGACCCGCCTGCGCTTGAGGACTCGCCGAAGATGCAGGGTTGGAGTTCTCGGCTAGTGAGGCCCGTGTGGAACTGGACGCCTGCACGGCCGGGGTAGACGGCGTTGCTCAGGATGGCCCGCTGACCGGCGATGCCCGACTGGAACTGGCCGGTGGCCGTCATGTCCCCCGACGCAGCCGAGTAGGACAACGTCACCTGGCCGCTGCTGCTGTAGCCGGTCATGCCGGTACTGGTGATCTTCAGCCCCCGGCTCGCGGTGGCCGTGGTCTGGATCGTGGCACCGGTGATCGTGTGCTTCGACGTGATGGCGTCGGCGTCGAGCTGCGTGGTCTTGATCGCGTCGGCGGCGATGGCGCCTGCGGTGACCGAGCCGACCATGAGGTTGTCGGCGGTGATCGCGTTGGCGGCGATCTTGCCGGTGGTGATCGCGCCGTTCTGGATCAGGGTCGATCCGAACCCGAACATCGGCAGCTCGAAGTCGTAGACCCCGAACTCCGCCCCCTGCTCCATACCCGGGTTGGCGGCCAAGTTCAGCTGAATCCACATGAGGGGGAGGATGTGGGTGACGGGGTTGTCCGGGTCGCTGGCGTTGAGGGTGTCGATGTCCAGGACGTAGGTGTAGGTGGACACGTCGCTGGCCGAGGCCCCGGGGCCCGGGTAGGCGGTGAGCGGCGCGTTGAGGGTGTACCGCGTGTCATCGGCGCGGCGGTAGTACCAGACCACGTACAGGTCGATGGACGACGCCGCGCTGTAATTGGCCCGGTACACCTGGCAGCGGTAGGTGACCTCGGTCAGGTCCTCGACGGCGTAGAAGTTCTCGGGCGCGCTGTTGCGCAGGTCGTTGAGGGAGACCGGGGTGGCGTCGGCACCGGTCTGCAACGGCATGATCCAGGCCAGGGTGCCCGAGGCGGGCTGCGTGCCCGTCAATTCCACCTGGTAGCCCTTGCGCCCGACGGGGAAGGTGTAGCCGTAGGTGGCCGTCCACCCGCTGCTGGTCCCCGTGGAGGCGATGACTTCCCGGACGTCGTTGACGGCCGGATCGGTGAGGCCGGGGTCCACGATGGCGTTCTCGAAGCCGCCGATGGCCAGCTTCTCGGCCGTGACCGCGCGGGCGTTCAGCTTGTCGGCGATGACCGCGCCGGTGGCGATCTTCGAGGAGGAGATCGCGCCGTCCTGGAGCACACGGTCGCGGACCGCGTTGTCGGCCAGCAGTTCGTAGCCGATGGACCCGGGGGTCAGGATCTCGCTGGGGTTCAGCGGCTCGGGCGTGGCCGAGGCGATCCCCGAGGGGCCGGACTCGTTGCCGCTGTTGTCCACGGCCGTCAGGCGGAAGTCGCGGGCCTCGCCGTAAGGCTGGCCGGGCACGACGAGCGTGCCCGCCCGGTACAGCGTGCCGATCATCGCCCAGTCGTTCGTCCCGCCCGGCGCCATGTAGACGTTGACGTGGTCGAAGTCGGCCACCATCCCCGCGCCGTTGAAGGCCAGGCCGTCCCAGACCACGCTGATCACGCCGAGGCGGACGCTGGTGGTGGGGTCGCTGGGCTCGGGCGGCGGCGTGGTGTCGGGCAGCGTCAGGATCGTCTCGACCTCGGACGGCCCGGAGTAGATGTCGTTGTGCCCGATGGCCCGCACACGGACGGCGTAGCTGGTGTTGATGTCCAGCGGGCCCATGGTCGCGGTGTTGTCGGGGTCGGTGGTGCGGGTCACCTCCTGCCACGGCAGCCCGAACTCGTTGCGCCGCAGTTCCACCGCGTACCGGTCGATCTGCATGTCCCCGCCGGTGGTGGCGGTGTCAACCAGGTCCCAGGCCGCGCTGACCTGCGCCTGCGGACGACCGGCCCCGTCGATGTAGGTCGTGGTGCCCAGCACCAGGTTCTCCGGCGCGGACGGGGTGCGCCCGTCCTCGCCTTCGGGCACGGGCCGACCGCCGGAACCGCCCGGCATCCCGATGCCGCCGGTGATCCCCGCGAGCTTGCGCTGCTGCATGATGTCGCGTTCGAGGAACCGGTCGTTGAGGACCAGGTTCCCGCCGAGGCGGTTGCCCGTGTCGGCCGTGAGCGTGACCTGGCGGATGCGCAGCTTCTCCTGCACGCCCTCGCTGTTGGGCGCGAGGATGTGGTCGCCGGGCCGGTAGTCCAGGTACGGCAGCTTGTGCGCCGAGGGGAACCGGATCTCCCGGGTCATCTGGACCCGCTTGTCGGCGGTCTTGTCCAGCGAGGACTGCGCGAGCACCTGCATGGTGGCCACGTCGCTGACGCCGCTCTGCGTCAGGTAGTCCTCCCAGATGCCCCACGGCGTCAGCGCGCCGGAGTTGGGCATGTCCAGGTAGATGCCGTTGTCGCCCTGCACGAGCACACGACCGGCCAGGGCCTCGTAGCTCGCGTCGTCGGGGGCGGCCACCAGATCGCGCCCGTAGAACAGGCTGACGGCGTCCGGACCGGTGGACTTGTCCAGGTTGAGCGCGCCGTTGGCGTTGTAGACCTGGAGCTGGCGGCCCACGATCGTCCAGTCCACCACGCCTTGGTCGGTGAGCTGCATCAGCGTGGTGAACAGGTCCTGGCCCGCGTCGAACCCCATGGTCAGCGACGTCGCCCAGGCGTCGCCGTTGGAATCGAGGGACGAGGTGAAGCTGTAGTCCAGCTGGGGCACGTTGCCCCGGTCGCGCGCCTCGTTGATGAGGGTCAGCAGCACATTGCCCGGCGAGGACGCCGAGAAGTTCCGCTTGCCCTGGTCATCGAACAGGGTGTAGCGGATGTTGCGGACCTTCTTCATCACCCAGCCGTAGCTGGGCATGGTGTAGTTGACCAGCCCTTCGCGGGCGAGGTCGTCGTTGGCCGAGCGCAGCCGCAGGAACCGCATGCCCGCGTATTCGGTGTACTCCTCCTCGCCCTCGCGGGCCAGCTGGAGGGCGATCTCGACGGGCTGGTTGAGCAGTTCGTGCCGCCGCGCGCGGGGGTGGTAGCCCAGGGTCAGCGAGGAGAGGTCGTTGAGCGGCCCGGCGAACTGGAGGCTGGAGGGGTCGGGCAGCTCGCCCAGCCGGTCGCCGTCCGGTTCGTAGGCGGTCAGCTTGTACCGCAGACCTGTCACGTCGTGGTCCTCCGCCCCCGCACCACTACGACGGCTCCCGTCCCCGTGATGTCCAGGGTCAGCGAGCTGGTACCCCCGCCGCCCAGCTCAGGAAGCGCCGACGGAGCGAGCATACCGTTTCCTCGAACAGACAGACGATCGATGACGCTGGTCTCCTGCGCGGTCCAGCTGCTGGTGGTGTTGCGCCAGGCGGTGAACTCCCCGCAGTCGATCAGCAGGTACTCCCCCGAGGGGATGCCGACCCCGCCGAACCACCGGACCCCCGTCCCGCTGACGTCGTCGTCCAGCGTGAAGGAGGTCACCGGCCCCGTAATGCGGATCTGGAGATCGGTGACCGGGGCGGTGGAGTCCGACACGAAGGGGACCTCGATCCCCGTGCCCTCGGTGATGGTGTGCTCGATGTAGCCCTCGGCCGTCCACCGCCCCGAGGGGATGTTCATGGTGACCAGGGTCTTGATCATGTGCAGGTGGTCGGTGCAGGTGTAGATCGGGGCGGAGGTGGTGACCAGCTGCGCCTGCGCCGTCTCGGTGCCGCCCGCCGTGGTGCGCCGCACGGTGACGGGCCGCTGGGCGCCGACGCCCAGGAGGCGCAGCAGGTAGCGGTAGCGCTGGTCGAGCACACCCGCCGAGGAGGCCGTGATCTTCATGTCCAGGATCAGGGTGGCCGCGCTCATCGGGTCGTCCCACAGGGCCAGCGTGCCGTGCATGCGGGGGATCTCGACGTTGACGCGGCGCATGCTCAGTCCCGAGGTGTAGCTGGTCGTGCCGACCAGCTGGAACCCCGCCGCCTTGTTGTCCAGGTCGAAGCCGTCGATCTGGTACTGGAGCATCAGCCCAGCTCCCCGAGGTTGGCCGCGTACTGGAGCACGCGGTTGGTGGTGACCGACGTGGGCTCGGCCTGCGGGTGGTTGTTGGTGATGGTGATGTCGTAGACGATGCGCGGCCCGCCCTCAGGCCCGCGCCGCACGGCGCTGGCCGCGAAGTCGGGGATGCGCGCCTGGAGGCTGGCGGAGTTCTGGATCTGCTGGGCGTTCTCCCACGCCTGCGCCTGGCCGCTGACCCCAGCGCTGCCGCCGCGCACGTACTGGCCGAGCTGGTCGTTGTTGATGGCTTCGAGCACACCCGCGTACTTGCGCGCCGAGTGGGCGTTGACCATGAACTCGTCCTTGCTGGCCGCGATCAGGATGTTGTCCTGGCGGGGACCGCCCTGGCCGCCGATCCAGCCGCCATCGGCGTACCCGGCGACCACGCCCAGGGATTCCCGGAAGTTGCGCCGCAGCCAGCCGAACAGGTCGTCGGCGTTGTCGAACAGTGCGTTCCAGAAATTGGACCACTTGCGCCAGAACGAACCCGTCTCGAAATCGGCGGTGGCGTCGATCTCGCGGCCGTCGGCCTCGTCCAGTGCCCGCTGCTGCTGTTCCAGTGCGAGCTGGCCACGACGAGTGTCGATGTCGGCAGTGGAGACGGGGTTGACATCCTCCAGCGAGTTGATCTCTTCGGCGTAGTCGGCCACGATCTCTTCGACCGGGCGCTCACCGGCGCGCATCTCCTCCAGGAACCGGTACACCAGCTGCTCGCCCATGTCTCCGGCCGTACCTTCGGCCAGCGGGATGCCGCCCTGGAGGATATCGACCATGCCCTGCACACCGTCGTCGGTGGTCTGCATGAACAGCCCCGAGAAGGTCTGGAGCTGGGCGTCGGTGCCGTCCACCAGCTGCTGCACCAGCGGCGCGGCCTCCGGACCGAGCTTGGCCAGCTCCATGGCCACGCCCGGGGGCAGCCGACCGGCCAGCTCCAGCATGTTGGTGACCCAGTTGTGCTGGGCCTCCACGATCTTGGCCAGTTCGACCAGGTACTGGTCCAGGCTGAACGTCGCGTCCTCGGCGAACTGCGCGGTGGAGGCGCTGGCGGCCTGGTTGTTGGCCTCGGTCGCGGCGCGGGCCTCGTCTTCCAGCACACGCCGCCGCTCCTGCGCGGCCTCGTAACGCTGCTGGGCCGCCGTCTCCCGCGCCTCCCGGGTCGCCGCCGCCTGGGCCTGGATCTGCTCCAGCCGGGCCGCGCTGCGCTCCTGGATCTGCTCGGACTTCAGCGCGGCGGCCTCCTGGATGGAAGCCAGCCGCTCCGCGCTCTGCTCCTGGCGCTGCGCACTCAGCTCCTGGGCCTTGGCGCTGTTGGCCTGCGCCTTCTCCAGCGCCTCGGTGAGCTGGAGCACAGCCTTCGACGCCTGCTCGGCCGCCTTCTGCGATTCGGTGACCGCGTTCTGCGCCTTGCCGTGCTCGGCGGCGGCGGCGGCGGCCTTCTCGCGCGCGGCGGCCTCGTTGCGGATCGCCGCCTCCAGCGCGCGCTGCCACTGCACCTGGTTCTGCGGGTCGGCGTTGGCCAGCCCCAGCTCGGCGGCCTGCCGCGAGGCGATGGCGGCTTCGAGCTGCTTGTTGGCGTTCTCCTTGCGCTCGGCCGCGTCCTCCTCGGCGCGTGCGGACTCCTCGGCCAGCTGCTCGGCCTCGCGCTGGGTCTCCTCAGCGGCGCGCAGCTGCTCCTCGGCCGCCGTCTCGGCGTCGGCCATCTGCTTCTCGTAGTCGCGCATGGCCTTGACCAGCGCGTCGTGCTGCTTCTCCGCCGCCTTGACGACGGCCTCCTGCTGGGCCTGCGCCTGCTTCACCGTCTGCTCGTGCTGGCGCCGGGCGGCGTCCACGACGGCCTTCTCCTGGGCCTGCGCCCACTTGCGGACCGCGTCGTACTGCTTCTTGGCCGCCTCGACGGCGCCGTTGTCCAGCTCCCGGCCGCTCGGCGTGCGCTCGCGGCTCGTGCTCCCGCCGCCGCCCCCTCCGCCGTCGCGACGGCGGTTGGCCGCGTCCTGGGCGTTGCGCCAGGCGTCGGTGGCCGAGCCGAACCCGGTGAGCGCGCCGCGCAGCGCGTCGGCGTCGGCCTGGGCCTGCTGCATCTGGTCGCCCATGGCGTCGGCGGCGCTCCCGGCGGCGTCCAGTCCACCGGCGGCCCCGGCTCCGGCGGCCCCGGTGTCGGCCATGCTCGTGCCCAGCAGCTCGTTGGCCCGCTGTGCCCCGGTGACCTGATTGGCCTGGCCGTCGATGGCGCCGCCCAGCGCCTCGATCTCCATGGCCAGGTCATTGGCCTCCATACCCGCACTCGTCCCGTAGGGGACGAGCTGCCGCAGCATCTCGCCGAACTGCCGCATCTTCGAGCTGGACTCGCTGGCGGAGACACCCGCTTCTTCCAGCTGCTGGCGCAGGTTCTCGGTGGCGCCGCCCTCCTCCTCCAGACCTGCGGCGATCGCCTCGTTGAGATCGATCCCCATGTCACGGAAGGAGTTGTACAGCTCTTCGTCCTCGGTGATCGCCTTGATCTCGTCAGACGCGAGCACAGCCTGGGTGATCCAATCCTGGGTCGCACTGCCCAGGGCGGCGGCGGAACCGGTGTAGCGGTTGGCCGCCTCCTCCGACGCCTCGCCCGCCACGCGGAAGCCGTCGGCCGCCGCATACAGCCCGCCCTGCGCGGTGCGGCTGGCGGTGTCCATGTTGCTGGACTCCCCAGCCGCCACCCCCATCGACTGCCCCAGCTCGTTGAGGCGCCCCTGCGCGGCCTGCGCCGCCTGCTCGGCCTCGCTGAGCCCTCCGGCCGCACCCGAGGAGTTCTCCCCGATGACGCGGATCGCCTCACCGGTGTCGCGCCACGCGGCGGTGTCGGTGGCCACGGCCTGGCGCAGTCCTTCGACGCCGCCGCCCGCCTGGGTCAGGGCCTCGGCCGAATCGCTGATCTTCGTGGAGGCGTCGGTCGCCGAGCCGGTCAGCTCGTCCCAGGACATGGCCAGAGCCGCGACGGCCGACACACCCGCCAGCGCCCAACCCCATCCAGGGATCGCTGAGATGGCCGCTCGCAGCCCAATGGCACCGACCGTGGCTCCCCGCATGCCCGTCGCCGCCGCAGCCGTCCCAGCGGCCGTCTGGGCGCCCATGGCACCCATTGCCGCACCGGCCGTCGTCGCGCCCGTGGACATGGTGCCGAACGTCTGCGCGGCGAGCACACCCAACCCGCGCAACGAGACGCCGCCGATGGAGGCGGTCTGCGCCGTGACGAACTGGAGGGCCAGCATCGCCGCCATGGTGGTGGCCAGCGCGATGCGGAAGCCGAGGAAGGCGGCCACGCCCAGGCTGATCAGCGCCACGACCGCGCCGAGCGCCCGGACGAAGGGGTTGTCCAGCAGGGTGATCAGCTCGGTGACGCCGTTGACCAGCAGTGTCAGCACCGGCACGAACCCCTGGCCCACACCCGCCGCGAAGTTGCGCATCGCGTTGATCATGCGGGTGATGCTGGCGTCCAGGGTGTTGAAGACGACCGCCGACTCCTCGCCGAGGTAGGTCCCCTGGGCGTAGGAGGTGTAGGCGGTGTTCATGCTGTCGGCCAGCAGCTGGTAGTTGCCGCTGAGCCGGGACACCATGTTGATGTCACGGACGTTGGCCATGCCGAGTTCGGTCATGACCTGGCTGGCACTGCCGCCCGCGTCGCGCACGCCCTCCAGGCCCTGGATGAACCGCATGAAGAACTCGTCGGGGTTGGTCTCCCAGAGCTTCGCGGTCTCCTGGACGGTCATGTCCATGACCCGGGCGTAGATCGCCAGGTTGTCGTTGACGCCCATGACGGCGTTGTCGATGTCGGCGAAGATGCGCTCGGTCGAACCGCGCGCCGCCTCCGGCGCGACCCGCAGGGAGGCCAGGGCCGAGGACAGGCCGAGCACCGACTGCGTGCTCAGGCCCGCCTGGTTGGCCGCCGCCGCGATCTGCTCGGCCACGCCCAGGATGTCGGTCTCCGTGGCCGCCGAGTTGTCGCCGAGTTCGGAGACCGAGCTGGCCAGGTTTCGGTAGTCGGCGGGGAGCACACCCAGCAGGTTGGAGATCCGGCCGAAAGACTTCGACGCCTGCTCGGCGGTGACGTTGGTGGTGGCCGCGAACTCCGCGACCACCCCGGTGAAGCCCTCCAGGTCCCCCGCCGCGATGCCCATCTGCGACCCGAAGCTGGCGATCTCGCTGATGTCCTCGAAGGCCAGGGGGATCTCGGTCCCCATGTCCATCAAACCCTGGCGCAGTTCACCGAGCTGGGCGTCGGTGGCGTCGGTGGTGCGCTGCACCTGGGCGAAGGCCACCTCGTACTCGCGCGCCGCCTGCACGGCGGCCACCGGCCACGCCACCAGCGCCTGGGCCGACTGCTGGTAGACCCCGACGAGGTCGTACATGGCGTAGCGCAGCGCCATGGTGTGCTCGATGGTCTCGGCCATGCCCGCCGCCGCGCGGGTGTCGGCCTGCGCCTTGGCGTCGCTGGCCTGGGCCATCTGCGTCATCTGGTTCTGGAGCTGCGTGCCCGACTGCCCGGCCTGGGCGGTGAGGCTGTTCATCGTCCGCAGGCTGGCGGAGTAGGTGTTCACCGCCCCGGCCATCTGCTGGTAGAGGCCGAGCGTGTTGCGCAGCGCGCTGGCCTCCTTGTCGCTCATCCCCTGGACGGAGGACAGCGACCGGCCCATCTGCTCCAGCGCGGTGTTGAAGTTCTGGCTGCTCTGCGCCGCCGTCGCACTGGAGCGCGCCAGCTTGTCCGTGGCCGTGGCGTAGGCCGCGACCGACGAGGTGAGCTGCTGGTACAGCCGCAGCGTCGCCGACAGCGACGCGGCCTTCTTCTTCTCGACGGCCTCGACGTTGCCGAGGCTGGTCTGCAACGACCGCAGCGACGTGTCCCAGGCACCGCCGCTCTGCGCGGCCTCACGGGCGGCGGACGTGAACTGCCCGAGGTCCACCCGCACCCGTGCGGTTGCATCGAAGTCGGCCACTAGCCACGCTCCATCCTCTGGTAGGACTCGCGCCGCGAGGGCAGTCGGTCCTCCGCGAAGACGGTCGTCGGCTGGACCGTCCTCACCTCGCCGGGCTTGCTCTTCTTCTTCTCGTGGTCGCGGCGGTCCTGCTCCAGGACAGCACACGCATAGCAGAAGCTGGACTCGATCTTAAACTGCACGCGGTTGTCTGTGCTGTAGGCCAGCCAGACGGGTACTCCGCACTGCCCGCAGGTCTCGGCCTCCAGGATGGTCAGGGCCTGGGCCAGCTTGCGGTCCGCCGGGGTCCACCCGTCCGAGGGCTGGGCCTCGGCCAGGATGACCAGCGGCGGCACACCCCACTCCCGCGCCGTCTTGATCGCGTTGACGTAGTGGCGGTTACCCGGCCACGTCAGCGTCTCCGCCAGGAAATCCGGCATCGGCCATCTTGTCGAAGACGTTGCCGACCATCATCGCGCGGCTGGAGGCGTTGATCAGCTTGACCCACTCCATGGGGATGAGCTTGTGGCGCAGGCCCTCCAGGTTCTCGCGGGTGAACTCCCCGCTGTGCTCCTGCCCCCGCCCGTTGGTGATCCGATCGACGCAGGCGATGAACACGTTGCAGATCAGCTCTTCGGAGAGTTCGCCCTGAAGCTGCTCCTGCTCCTCCTTGGACAGCGCCTTCAGCTTGGCGGGGGTGAAGCCCAACCGCTCCTCGACCTCCTTGCGGATCGCGTCGGCCTCCCGCTGTTCGAGGCTGTGCATGTGGAAGGTCAGCGAAGAGCCCACGATCTCGGACTCCAGGTCGTCCTTCTCCAGCGACAGGTTCTTCTTCTCCACCGTCAGCGCCTTGACCATGTTCTCCGCCGGGACTTCCTCGCCGATCCCCAGCGTCATCGTCTCGCGCTCCTGCTTGGCGCGGGCCTCGGCCTGGCGGACCTCCCTGTCGATCTCCTGGAGGCGCTTGACGATCTCGGACCGCCGCGCCCCGCGCTCGACATCGAGGAACACCGTTTCGGAGAAGGTGATCCTAGTGGCCTTCTTCTGCACCCATTCGGACAGGTCGAAGCTGTCCATGGTGGTGGCGGCCTCGACCTGCTTGCGGACGTCCTCGACCAGCTTTTCGGAGATGCCGTCGAAGCCGTGCCCCTGCTCGCTCATGTGCTGCTCCCGTGTCCACCCGTGTCATGAGGAAGGCCCTGCACTCCCGGACACGGGCGACGGGAGTGCAGGGCCAGCTTATCGCCGTTATCTACGGCGCGGTAACGGTGATGTCGCTGGTGTCCGACGCACCGGCGTAGACGGCGGTGACGGTCGCGGTGCCCGCAGCGACACCGGTCACCGTACCGTCGGCGTCCACCGTGGCCACGCCAGGCGCCGACGACGTCCACGTGGCCGAATCGTCCACGTTCACCGGGGTGCCGCCGTCGACGCTGTACGCGGCGGCCAGTTCCGTGGTGGCCCCTACCTCGACTGAGGCGCTTGCCGGGGTCACCGTCAGGGAGAAGGGACGACCTCGACCCAGCCGTCGGAGGAGACGCCCTGCGCGTAGAACCGGATGTCGGACTGGACCGGCCCCTCGTTGTCGTTGATGGAGTTCGGGTCGCCCGACAGCACCTGGAAGACCTGCACCTCGTCACCGGCGACGATGGGCTCACCGGCCCGCTTGCCGACGCGCTTGATGAGGTAGCCCGGCTGCATGGGCTTCTTGAACGCCTCGTAGGACTGCATGTAGACCGAGGCGGTGTCGGCGCTGTCCCCCTCGCGGAAGAACTGGATCTGCGCCTCGTAGTTCTTCCGGGTCGGGGTCTCCACGTTGGAGTCGTCGCAGATGGACGCGGAGTCGTCGGTGTCGCGGTCGGTCCACCCGAGGGTGAAGGGGTCCACGACGGCGCAGGACACGTTCAGCACACCCGAGCCCTGGACGGCGGGGTCGGCGGTGAAGTCCGGCGGGGTCCAGGCCGCCGTCAGCTCGGCGACCGTGGGCGCGTTGATGTCGGCGATCGCGTCGTATCCGGCCGCCCAGTACACGGACACGTTGGGCGGCAGCATCTTCTGGGGCAAGGTTCCTCCTCATTCGCGTGGCCACGCGATACGCAAGTGTATCGCTAAGTGTTGACCAGATTGTTGTCAACGATCCCGCTGAACGACAGCGGTATCGCGTACCGCACGGGCACACCAGAGGGGTCGATCGGTGTTCGCGGGTTGGGGTTGCCGTCCTCGGACAGCTCCCCCTGCCCGGCGGGTTCGTAGCCCTCCAGGAGGTCGCGCACGCGGTTGGCCACGCTGCGGGCGATGGCGCCCGTCGGACCCACGCACTGCACGATGAAGGGGACACGCTTGCTGTGCCCGCGCACGCCGCAGATGCCCGCGTAACCGAAACCGGCGGGCAGCTTGCCGCCCCACCACACCACGAGGTAGGGCTTGAGCAGCCCGTCCTGGCGCGGCAGGTCCACGTAGTCGGGCACACCGCCGTCGTAGACGCCGGTCCCGGGGATGGTCTTCAGGCGGACGACGATCTGGTCCTGCCACTCCTGGAGGCTGCTCACGTGATCCCCCGTCCCAGTGCTTCGGTGAGCTGCGCCCGCGTTGACAGGAACGCGGTGTAGACCGCCAGCATCGGTTCGATGCCGTCGCGCGTGCCGAACTCCTGGAAGGGGGCGTAGTAGGGGCGGTCGGCGTCCCAGCCGAAGACCAGGGTCAGCACATCCCCCTGCTCCTCCAGCCGGTGCATGGCCATCGACTGCATGAGCCCGGTGTCCACCCGGCTCCGCAGCTTGATCATCTGCTCGGCCTCGGCACCCAGCTCCAGCATGCGGGTGCGGATGCGGTTGCGCGAGGTGTTGAGGTAGTCGATGACCCACGCGGTGAGCGGCTGGTCGAACTGCCCCACCGGGCCGGTGTAGTAGTAGCGCTTGCCGCCGGAGAAGTCGTAGTTGTAGGACCACTCAACCCTGGCCATCGGGGTGCTCCTCCACGTCCACGTCGCACAGGATGTTGCGCAGCCAGGGGTTGGAGGAGTTCAGCGGGTTGCGCACGCGGAAGACGAAGGTCTCCAGATCGGGGTCGTCCGGGCAGTCGAGCACACGCACGACGGTGCCGATCGGAATGGGGGGCGTGTCCTTCAGCGGGATCTGGAGGCGCAGGGCGTGCATCGTGATCGGGTCGTCGGCGGCCACACGCGAGCGCGCGCGCCAGTCCTTGTTCGGCTGGCAGCGCGCCTGCCCGGTCCACAGGACCTCGACGGGCGCCGTCACCTCACCGGTGTCGGGGTCCCACACCGCCGCGCCGTCGTCGGACAGCGACAGCCGCACCGTGGCCAGCATGAACCCGGCGGGCACCGAGCGGTGGTGCCTGGTCCACCGCGCGTCCAGCGACGGCCGCAGGTTGAGCGGGCTCATCGCGGACCGCACAGGGGCGGGCGCGGGTAGAACGGCACGACCTCGAAGAACGCCTCGCCCTCGGCCGCGTCGTCCTCCTCGGCCTGGTCCCACAGGTCGTTGGCCCGCGCGCGCAGCGCCTGCGCGACCTTGGACCCGTCGGTCTGAAGGTCCTCGGTCTTGATGACCTTCGAGATCAGCGCCTCGGACACGGCGATGGCGCCGATCGCCGAGGACGCCGCGCGCTTGACGCTGCCGCTGTAGATGTCGAGCAGCGCCTGGAGGTGGTCGTCGGGGAAGATGTAGGACGCTTCGCCGTCGCCCTCCCAGTCCACTTCCTCGGTGTCGGGGATGAGCGCGCGGACCTTGCCGAGGTCGGTGCTGAAGTCCACTGCCACGTGTCTGCCCTCCTGGGTCGCTGCCAGCTTAGACCAGCACGCGTGTGCTGGTCATGGCATGAGAAGAGGGGCCGCCCACGGGAAGGTGAAAGCGGCCCCTCTGGTCTCACCACCAGCTGCACCAGGAGATCAACAGCCCTCTCCTGGGGCAAGGGTACTACATGCGGAGCCGGATACCGCTATCAGGTGCCCGAGCCGTTGGACACGATCGTCGGGGACGGGTCCAGGCCCTTGGCCCCGACGAAGTGCCGGACGCGGTACTGGACGTCGTCGTTGAGGAACGACCCCTGGAGCGGGTCGATGTCCCCGCCGCCCAGAGCGCGGCCCTGGTCGCCGGAGATCCGCAGCTCAGGGGTCTCGTGCCCGCGCAGGAACCCGGTGACCAGCGCGGTCCGGCCGCTGATCCCGGTCTCGCCCCCGGAGGGGACCAGGTACCAGGTGGTGTCCGCGTTGACCGAGGTGTCCAGGACCGGCAGCCAGTACTCGACCACGACCGACACCGGGAAGGGCATCCCGGGGTTGGTGCGGGTGGTCTCGACGGAGCCGTCGGGCAGCGTCACCTCGCGGGTGACCTCCACCGCGTTCAGGATCTCCTGGGCGACGATCTGGAGCGACGGCGGGACCACCAGGGCGAAGTTGCGGACGGTGACCGGACGGCCGTTGACCCGGCGGTCGGTGACCTGGCGCATCGCCTCGACCAGCGACTCCCGGGTGAGCGGCGGGTTGCCGTCCATCAGGTTGCCGTTGCTGGCGTTGAAGAACGCCGGGTTCGGGCCGGTGGTGGTGGCCAGCACACCCGCCGTCAGGATCTGCTCGGTCTGGCGGGCCAGCTCGGCCATGGCACCGGGCATCTGCTGGATGAGCTGGTACTCGTCGTTGATGAACGCTTCCATGCTGAAGGGGAAGCGGCCACCGTGCTTGCCGATCTGGTACTGCCCGCTCGCCGTGTCGTACTCGAAGACCGGGTACTCGGTCAGCTCGGGCACGCGCGGCAGCATGGTCATGCCGTTGGTGTCGCCCAGCGTCGGGGCGCCGCCGTTCACGGCGGGCAGCAGGCCGGTGTCCAGCCGGAACTCGCGCCAGGTCTGCGGCTTGAAGTCCGGGACGGCGACGCGCCGCGAGTACTGCGGCCAGGTGACGGGGAAGGCATCGTACTGCGCCCGGACCTCGTCCTGCGTGATGCGGCGGAACAGCTCCGGGAACTCGTCGGAGGTGGAGACCGCCTCCTTGAGCCGGGCCTGCGCAACCCAGTCGCCGCGCATGGCGGAAGCGAGGGTGCGCGCGGTGCCCAGCACCTTCTCAGACGTGATCATTCTCAATCCTCTCGTATGCAGTCGTCGCGACTACGCGGCCGGGTCGGGCGACTGGCACACGCGGACGATGGTGCGGCCGTCCTTGGTCATCCCCAGCTTGTGGCCGAACAGCTTGCCGCCGGTGGGGAGGGTACCGACCAGGGGGGCCTCGGTGCCGATGTAGACCTGCGCGCCGATGGCCAGCGCGTCACCACCGGTGATGGTGAAGGCCCACGCACCGTTGAGGGCGACGGAGGCGTAGCCCTCGTCGTTGAACCCCTGGTAGGTGAAGTCGGGGGCGTCGGGCGTGTCCTGGCTGGCCGTGGACCGGGTGGTCTGGGCCACGCCCACGATGGAGCCTACGCGCACGGGGTCGCCGCTCTCGGTGCCCTCGGGCACCGGCAGCGAGATGTAGGTGCCCTCCTTGAAGACCTCGTTGCGCGCCATTACTTGCTACCTCCGAAGATGGTGTTGTTGAGCGAGCGCAGCTGGGTCGCGTACCCGTTGGGTCCGCCCAGCGCGCCGGACTCGCGGAGCACACCACCCGGGGCGCGCGAGGTCAGCGACTCCTGGATCTCGTCCACCAGCGCCTGCTCGGCGGCGATGGCGGCGTCCAGGTCCTGGCCGGGCTTGTAGTCGTTGGCCAGCCGCTTGCGGCTGGCGGCGGGCAGGCCCGAGCCGTCGAGCTTGTCCACGACCTCGCCGTAGCTCAGCGCGGACGCGTCGGCGGAGGCGTCCTTCTCCTCGCCGCCGGTGTCCCCGGCCTTCTCCTCGCCGCCGCCGGTGGCGACGTCGTTGGGACCCTGGCCCGGCGCCTGGTGCATCGGCCCCGTGCTGGCCGACGGCGTCGCGGCGCGGTCCTCGGCCTCGGTCAGGCGCTTCTCCAGCGCTTCCATCTTCTGGGCCATCGAAGTCATGGTCTCGGACACCGAGGTGATCATCTCACCCAGCCGGTTCATGCCCACCTTGTCCGATTCCTTCAGCTCGAAGATCGGCGCGGCCTTGGGCGCGGACTCCCCGCCACCCTGGCGAGCGCTTTCGGCGATGCTCACAAGTTTCCCTCCTGCACCCGCTCGGGTAACGACGTCGACTGACAGACCTTCTACGATCTCGGTCACCACGAGGAGCCCGGTGTCGGGGTTCTCCTCGGTGATCCCGATGGCGCGGATGGACAGGCCGACGGTATCGGGTAGTTGGTTCTCGGACAGATCCGCGACCAGGTCGCGGGCCTCGCCCAGGAACTGCACGGTGGCGAAGAGCCCGTGGCCGTCGGCCCCGTTCTCATACACCGCGTCCTCCAGGAGCACACCCGCCAGGTCGCGCACGGAGCGCTCGGGGCGCTCCCACTCCTCGCTGCTGGTGGGGTGGTCCAGGTACATCTGCATTCCCTGGCGGAAGACCTTGGCCTCCGCCGCCTTCGCCAGCACCGCCGCCGGGTAGAACCCGGAACTGCCGCTGACGTCGGCCTCGATGATGAGCACACGCCACTTGCCCGCAGTGCTCCCCCGCTTCGCGGGGCGCGTGGCCTCTCTCAGTTCTGCGCGCACGGTGCCCATCGTCCTCCTCGTTCTCGGAAATCATAGCGGTGTTACCAGGTTTTCGGTAACACGGTTAGTCCGTGTGTGCCTGCAACCCCTCGTCGCGGAGTTCGTGGTCGCCGTAGCTGGGCGGTTCCACCTGCGCCATGCCGTCCGCACCGGGGGCCGGAGCGGGCGGCGCGGGCTCGGGGGGCTCCTCCCTGTCGCTGTCGTAGTCCAGCGCGCGCAGCAGCATCGCGCGCACCTCCTCGGGATAGAGCATCCCCGTCCCGTCGGCCATGGTGATGGCCTGGATGAGGCGGTGCGTGGGCTCGGTGGTGACCGGCGGCCACACGACGTCCCACTCGAAGCCGAGCAGGTCGGCGATCTGGCGGCCCGCCGCGTCCCACAGGCGCTGGCGCGCCTTCATCGCCATGCCCGTCACCGGCTCCAGCGATTCGCTGTTGGCCGCGTTGCCCGAGGGGTCGCTGAGCATGACGGGCAGCGGCACCTCCAGCCCGGCGGCCACGAGCGCGGCCAGCGCCCGGCCCTCGTTGAAGTTCACCGAGGAGGAGTTCTTGCCGAGCGCCGACAGGTCCTGCCCGGCCCCGAGCACGGCCGTGTTGCCGACGTTGGCGTAGCCGCCGGTCATCGGGTCGCGCAGCGGCTGGTCGGCGATCTTGGACGCCACCGCCTTCTGCCCCTTGCCGGTCGCGCTGGTGACCTTCCACGCGTACTGCGCGTAGGACTTCAGCAGCTTCTTGCAATCCTCCAGGAACTCCTTGTACGCCTGGCTCCAGAAGATGACGGGGAAGACGTCGGGCAGGCCCCAGGTCCAGCCCGCGAGCTTGTTGGCCGACACGGTGACCACGACCTTGCTGTAGTCGACCGCGTCCCCGGCGATCGTCTTCGGCTTGTCGGCACCGTCGTCCTTGTAGCGGTCGTAGGAGGGGTACCACTCGCGCCGCTGGACCGCCTCGGGCGCGGCGGAGGGGTCGGCGAAGGGCCGGACTTCCTCGTTCCAGCTGCGCCGGTAGAACCACACGTCCTCGTCGTCGCCCGGAGCGGTGATCGTGGCCGTGAGCTGCCGGAACGGCAGTCGCTGGATCTTCTTGCGGGCGACGTCGACCAGGAAGGACACGTTGCCGTCGCCCGCCAGGCTGCGCTCCAGCTCGTACTGGGCCTGCGGCGAGGCGAGCACACGCACCAGGGAGGGGGTGCGCCACGCGTCGCCCTCGGCCCCGATCTGCACGCCCTCGCCCCAGATGTAGGACGTGCGCACGGCCACGGCCCGCTTGATCAGGGGGTTCACCGTGATGAGCGCCCGGCAGGTCTCGGCCGTGCTCTGGATGTTGGACAGCGGTATCTGGTCGTCGCCCTCGGTCAGCCCGCCCAGCGGCTTCCACCCGAGGTCGTCCACCGCGAGCGCGACCTGCGTCATGAGGTCGGAGTTGCGCTCCTCCAGCAGCTCCATCTGGGTCTCCAGGTGCCGGACCGTCTCGGTCAGCTGCGTGTGCTCGGTGGCCTCGGTGGTCATCGCCTCTCCCGTGTGCTCGGTTCCGGCCAGTCTAGTCCCGGGCATGAAGAAGGCCCGGTCGCTGTTCCCCCTTCAGCGACCGGGCCTTCACCGGAGTTGGCCTCCGATACCCCCACCTGTACAGACTCTCGTCGTATGTACCGGTAGGGACATGATACCACCCTACCCGAGCGGTAGGTGAAGATGCGGATGGCCCCGGCGGGTGCCAGCCCGCCGGGGCCGGGAACGGACCTGACTGGAGAGGTAGAGCCGTTCCGATGGAGGACCCCTGGCGCTGGAGGTAGGGCAGTACCGGAGCGCCGGAGCTTCCCACGAGTATAGCAGTAACCGGGTGGTAGCATGGAGTCAGAAGGCCCGCGCCCCGGTCCTCCTCAGAGGAACCCCCTTGGCGCGGGCCTTCACTGTGCCCGGCTACAGCGGGCTGATGCGGTTCTCCATCTGGTCGGCCATCATCTCCTGGAGCGCCTGAAGCAGCTGCTCCGGACTGGCCTGTACCACGTCGCCGGGCTGGAGCCCCAGCGGCGGGCGGTCGGCGCAGGCGTAGACGAAGGCGTCGGCGAAGTCGGGCGAGGACCCCCCGGTGCGCTTGCGGATGTCGTCCTTGGACTCGATGTAGAGACGGTCGTTGGAGTACTTGAACCGCACGCCCTGAAGCTCCTCGTACAGCTGGTCGTGCATGACGGCCTTCTGCACCCCGTTGAGCATGTACTGCCGCGTGCGGTCGTACCACAGTGCGCGGGCGTTGCCATAGCCCGCCACCGGGGTGCCGTCCTCCTCGGCGGCCCGCGCCGATCCGATCATCTCGATGACGGTCAGCCCCCGGTAGCGGGTCGGTTCGGCCGCGATCATGGCCATGGCCGCATCGACCACACCGGCGCCCAGGCCGACGGCGTCCACGCGGACCTCGACCTCCTCGTCGTCGTCGGTGCGCAGGTCGCAGGCGATGCCGAGCACACGCCGCGCGGAACTCGTGGTGTCCATGCCCTTCCAGGAGTCCTGCACCCAGGCGACCGACCCGCGCCGAGCACACACCGCCGTGGTGTCGTCGCCGTAGCGCGCGGGGTCCACGCCCAGGAACAGCGGCCCCTCGCCCCGCTCGTCGGCCAGGTCGAAGCCGTTGGCCAGCACCTGCGCCCCGAACAGCGAGGACACCGCGTTGTCGGGGAAGTCCGCCAGCACCTTGGACTGGTAGCGGGGGTCGTCCTCGCCCCACGCCTTGCGGCGGTCCTCCACCCACTCCCGCTGCACGAGCACGTCGCGCAGCAGCGCGGGCACCTGCTCGTCGGTGAAGTTCGGGGTGTCGAACGCCGAGATGGTGATGCGGTTCCACAGGTCGGCCTGCGACTCCGACGTGCAGACCCTGCCGAACTCGGTGTCGGGGTCGTCGGGGTTGCCGATGGCCAGGATGCGGGCGTCGCCGGTGGTGGTGATCGCCTCGACCGCCGTCCACAGGGCGGGGGCCACGCCGCACGCCTCATCGATCACGACGAGGACGTAGCGGCGGTGGATGCCCTGGAAGGCGTGGATGTTGTGGTCGGAGGGCTTGCGCCCGAACCCGATGATCTCGCCGTTGTCCAGCTTCCACTCGTCGGACTGGGTGACGTAGCCGACCAGCGGTGTGAAGCGCTCGTCGGACTCGGCGCGGGCGGAGGCCCGGCGGTGGTGCTTGCGGATCTCCTCCCACAGGATCTTGTTCACCTGGGCGTAGGTCGGCGCGGTGGAGACCACGATCGCCTCGCCGGGCGGGTGGGTGTCCAGCCACCAGGCCGAGGCCACCGAGGCGATCATCGAGTTGTGCGTGGGCACCATGTCGGCGCCCGCGAGGTAGAGGTGGTTGTCCGAGGCCACCTGCACGCACTGCGTGGGCACCGACGGCACCGGCCGCACCTCGCGGATGACCCGGCCGGTCAGGCGGCTGCGGCCGTTCTTGCCCCCGTTGCGCTTCTCCCAGCGCTCCAGGGCGTGCTCGGCCTCGGCCGGGAAGGGGTTGTCCACCGTGCGCAGCACCACCGCGTAGTCGCCGGTCGGCTCCCCCATGCGGTACAGCGGAACCGGACCGCCCGGCACCACCCGGTGCCCCAGGGTGCGGGCCAGCTCCGCCGCGCGCTCGGCGGCGGCCAGCTTGGGCAGCGCGAGCAGCACCGCGCCGTCGGCGCGGACCGAGCCCCAGGCAGCACACACCCCGGTGAAGGCCGCCTCGCGCTGCTTGAGGGCGGCGCGCATCAGGTGCGAGGGCAGCGCGGCCTGGACGCCCATCTCGTAGGGGTCCTGGACGAAGCCGGTCTCCGGGCCCTGCAGCGGCCGCGCCAGCGGCACCGCGTGGTTGTAGTCGCCCCGGTGGTTCTTCAGGCTGGCCGCGATCTCGGCCGTGGTGCGGACCTCGGCCGCGTCCCAGTGGTCGCGCCAGTCCACCTCGGTGCCCGCGCGGTGGGCGGCGGTGCGGATGCGCTGCCGGGTGCGGGCGTCGATGGTGGCCCACTCGTGGTTCCACCCGCACCGCACCGCCGAGCCGTCATCGAAGACGACCTCGGCCACGTCGTGGCGGAACACCTGGGACTTGGCCACCACCAGCACCGGGCCGCCGTGCTCGCCCAGCAGGTGGTCCCCCACCGACACCCGCCCCATCGACGTCCAGCCGGTGGGGGTCGGCAGCAGGGTGTCCAGCGGCAGGTCCTTGCCCGAGCCGTGGCAGGACTTCACCGCCGTGCGCTTGTGGTCGCGCACGCTCTGAAGCACCTCGACCTGCTTGGACCAGGCGTGGACCTGGAGCCGGTCGCGCGCCCAGCCCCCCGGGTCCATGCGGTACCCGCTGGACTTGGCCTCGGCGGCGAGGCGCCGCAGCGCCCCCTCCACCACCTCGGCGTCGAAGCCGCCCATGTCCTACCCCGCCTTCTTCTTCAGGCGGTCGCGGACGCTCCGCACCACCGCCTCGTCGGCCTGCACCATGCGCAGCCAGTCGGCCAGCTCCCCGGCGCTACCGGCGTTGCTGGCCAGCACCAGCACCATCTTCTCCATCTCGCGGCGGGCCTCCTCCTCCGAAGACCTCGGCACCGTGACCTGGCTGCCGCGCCCCATGAAGTCAACCATCCTGCTCCTCCCGGAACACCGCGCCGTCGGCGCGCCCCTGCTCCCGGGCGGGCATCAGCCCCTTCCGGCTGGACCCCAGGGTCTCGACCCGGATGTAGGTGAGCCACATCCCGTCGGTGTTCTCCACCAGCACCCGCCGCAGCTCGTCCTCGCTCGGCGGTTCTCCCGGCCCCGTGTGGTAGTACCGCACCACCAGCTCGTACGCGCCCATCTACTTCGCCCCCTTCGACGTCCGCGTGCTGTTGGCCGTCATCGCCTCGGTCGCCACCTCGGCGAAGCGCGCCGCCCAGCCGTCGGCGATCTCCCGGCGGATGCGCACCGCCTCTTCGTCACCGCGCGGCAGACGGGCCAGGCGGTCCTCCACGAAGGACAGCATCTGGTCCCGCACGCCCGCGAGCATGGTGTGGACCATGTCCTTCTGCACCCGGGTCAGCTCCACCTGCTCGTCGCGCAGCCGGTCCTTCTTCAGTTCCATCAGCTCGGTGATGGTGGTCAGGGTGTCGATCAGGTTCTTGGTCTGCTTGCCCTCGGTGATCAGGTCGCCCGACATCACCTGGGGCCACAGGGCGTTGACGATCGACTCCAGGCGCACGAGCTGGAGCATGCGCATCTCCAACGCCGAGGACCGGTTGTAGTTGCTGAGCAGGTAGTCGTTGACGACCATCGCCGCATACGCGGGGTCGATGCCCGTCTCCTTCTCGATCTGGTACCAGTTCAGGCCCCGCGCCCGCAGGCCGACCAGCATGTCCACCAGCTCACGCTCGCGCATCCGCCGGTGGGCCTGCTCCTGGGGGTCCTCGTAGACCTCGACCTCACTCACCCGTGTCCACCTCCTCGTACTCCTCGACCATGCCGTCCTCGCTCTCCACGATCCATCCGGCCAGTTCGCGGGAGTCGTGCCGGATGGCCAGGTGGTCGGTCAGGGCCCCGGTGCCCCCGGACTCCTCCTCGTGGCCGGGGGAGTGCCACCCGCACACCGGGCACCGCGCCTCGTAGCGCTGGCGGGTGCGCGCGGTGCGGGTGGCCCAGCGGTGCTCGTCCAGCGGTGACGCCTTCTCGGGCAGCCGCACCGCGTACCCCCGCCTCACGCCTCGCCCCTGCGGGTTTCGGCGGACGTGTCGATCATGTAAACGATGTGCTTGGAAACCTTCTTGACGATGTGCTCACCGTTCCTGGACAGCAGCAGGTGGATGAGCGGGTCGGAGTCCCTGTCGATGTCGGCCACCCGGTACCACAACTTCTCGGAATCCCCCGGAACACTGAGCGCGATCCGGTCGCCGACCCACAGGCTCTGCGCGAACACGAAGTCGGTCGCGGTACCAGCGGTCTCGTCCATCTCAGAACCCCATCTCGTCGGTGTTGTGCTCGGTGAGCACGTGGATGTCGTAGGCGGTGGCGGCCCCCGGGCCGGAGCAGGTCCAGGTGCATCCGGGGTAGCCGCACCGCACGTCGGGCTGGGCGCTCACGTGCCGCCCCCGATGCCGAGTTCGCGCTTACAGAGGGGGTGCGGCTTACGCACCGGCTCGGGCCCCAGGGGCAGCGGGCCACGCGTGTCCGCGCACTCCAGATCGGAGGCGCGGCACTCCATGCTCCGGCCCGGCCAGCCCGACTCTCCCGGCGCGTCGATCACCGACATCAGCGGCCGGACGGTCACCGAATGGCGGTCGGACTGCGACGTCGGGCCGGGGGTGAAGAACTCCCGGAGGAGCGGGACCCGCTGCACGAGCCCGCGCTCCCACTTGAGCACTTCCGGGTGCCACCAGGCGGCGTCATCCGCCCGGCGCAATTCCCGGTCTACCCGCTCCAGCGCGCTCCGCGCGGCCTCCATGACGGCGCCGCCCAGCTTGTCGTTCGGCCCCTTGGTCACTGCGGCCTCCCGATCCCCAGCTCGCGCTCCAGTTCGGCGATCCGCTTCTCCTGCTCGCGGATGCGCCTGTCCTTCTCCCGGGGGTCGTGCTCGACCGCCGTCTTCTCCACCGCGCCGCCGAAGGCGCGGACGGGCAGCACCACGGGCCAGAAGAAGAGGGTCGCCGTGGTGTCCTCCTTCACGCGCGCCAGGACGTACTTCTCCTTGGTGTACTCCTTGCGCGCGGCCGCCCACGCACGGGGCAGGTCGCGCCTGGCCAGGTACCAGCCGATGGAGAAGTAGGCCGCCAGGTAGACGAGCACACCCACCAGGACGTGGACCACGGTCACCGGTCCCACCGCCCCAGCAGCGCGGAGACGAAGACGCCGATGAAGACGCCGCAGGCCAGCGTGCTGAGCACAAGGCCGACGAGTTCGGTGCTCATCCGCCGTCCCCCTCCTTCTGCACGGCGATCCGGAGCACGTCGGCGAGCGGCACGGTCACCGACGCGGGCGTCAGCACGATGTCACTGCTGGCGGCGTAAGCGTCGATGTCGACGCCGTCGACCACGGCCGCCCGGATGGGGTTGTGGATGGTGCCCACCTCGTACACCTCGATGTCGTGGTGCCCGGCCAGAGCGGGCAGCAGGTAGCGGCGGACCAGGGCGGCGAGCGGGTACCCCACGGCGGCGGCATCGACGCCGTGGGCGTCGCAGTAGTCGAACCACGCATCAGGGGCGTCGCCGTCGTTGAAGCCCCACTTCGACAGCAGGCCGCTGGAATGCAGGGTGACGGCTTCGTCGCTGCTCACTGCTCCTCCTCCGGCCCCGCGATGGCGATCTCCTCGATGCGCGCGGCGGCCGCGTAGTGGCCGTACTCGCACAGCAGGTCCGCCGCACGGCGGCGGAACTCCCGCACCGCCTTCTCCCGGATCGCGTGGCGGTCCCGCGCGAAGTGGTCCTCCCAGTAGTCCTTGACGGCCTTGTAGGCGGCCAGCACACGCGCCTCGTGCCGCAGGGAGTTCGCGGTCAGGCGCTCGGGATTGGGGACCGAGGACGGGTCGGCGGCGTGGATGGCGGTCCACAGGTCCGCCCACAGCTTGCCGTCGGTGAAGTCATCGGTGACCTCGTGGGCCCCGCCGTCGCGGAACATCAGCTCGGGGGCGTTCTCTTCGAGAACGCAGGACCCGACCACCCACGCCCCGCCACCGGCATCGACCCAGTCGCGCAGCGGTACGGTCTGATCGGCCACGCGTACGTAGCGCTCCTCGGACGGGGTTTCCGTGCCGGGGCAGACGAACCCGTTCCAGCCCCGCAGGTAGCCGTGCCGGGGATGCGGCTCATCGCGCCCGCAGGGCGCGGTGCGCTGCTCCGCGTCCTCTTCGGAGAGGGAGACACCGCTGATCCACTGGTCGAGCGTAACCCTGCGCCCGCCGCCGAGGTCCATCATGACCGGCTCACGCTCCTCCTGCGGCTCGGGGTAGTCGGCGCGGTAAGCGGCGAGCACCGCGTGGACGTGCGCGGCGTCGACCAGGTCGCGCGCTTCACTGGCGCTGTAGTCGGGGAGGTCACTTCCTTCGAGCAGGCGCATCGCGGCCTGGTAGTGCTCCTCGGCGTTCACCGCTCCCCCTCCCGGCACTCGTGCCGCAGGGCGGCGAGGACGAGCTTGTTCAGGCTGTCGTTCGGCTCGATGGAGCACACGGCGTGGCCGGAGTCGTCATAGGGGTACGGGATGTGGTGCAGCGCGTAGTCGTAGCGGTCGTCGCCGTTGACGTAGAAGTGGTCGATCACCCGGTGCAGGTCGTCGGCCAACTCGTCGGACAGCTTGTTGTACTGCCGGTCCTGCTCCTGGATCAGCTGGTCGGCGGCGGCCAGCTCCCGCCGCAGGTCCGCGTTCTGCGCCCGCAGCTGGTCCAGGCGGTCCTTCGTGTGGTCGCACCGGCAGGTGCAGACGACCAGCTTCTCGTGGGCGCCGCAGTCACACATCGATTCCTCCAGAGCACGATCCGTTGACGGGGTCGTCTTCACAGGGGGACCCGTGCCCCTTGTGGAGCAGGCCGTCGGCCGACTCCAGCAGCAGCCGGTAGCCGGAGCGGCGCGCCTTGCCGTCGGTGTGCAGGCTCTTCAGCACCACCCACCGGCCCCGCTTGGGGCCGAACACGTTCTCGACCCAGGCGCTGGGCCGCAGGTTGCCCCGGTATCCCAGCGGATCGACGTGGCAGACGCGCACCAGCCTCTGACTCCGGCAGTTCTCGTAGACCTGTCCCTCCTTGATCACCACTGCTCCCGCCCCGCCTTCCGCTTCCTCAGCCACTCCCGGGCGCAGCGCACGGCCGTGGCCTGCGTCGGGGTGTAGTCCTCGGCGGACTCCCCAGCGCGCTCCAGCAGCTGCTCCACCACCCAGGCCAGGTCGGACTCCTTGGCGGGGTCGGGGGCGCGCCGGGGGCGATACACCAGCTCCGCGCAGTAGAACGCGAAATTCAGGGCGTAATCGGCGTGGCCCTCGGCCTGGCGCTCGACGCGGGCGATCTCGTCCGCCTCCACCAGGGGGCGGGCGTGCTCGCCGCGCTCGGCGTTGACGTGATCGAGCATGAGGCCGCGCTCGTACAGCACCCACTCGGGCACCACCGCGCCGCCGTTGCAGGGGTCGGGGACCAGGTCGGGCCGCTCGTCGCGGTGGGCGGCGGCCCACTCCAGGACGCCGTACATCCGGTCCCGCAGGTCCAGCAGTTCTCTCAGGTGGGGCATGGGGGAACCTCCTGTTCAGGCTTCGTCGTCAAGCACGTACTGGACGGTGGCGCCCGGGGCCTCGTCGGCGGGGCTGGTCGGCATCTGCTCGATGGCGGCGTACACCGGGTCGAACATCATCGCGAGCGGGTTGTGGTCCAGCATCATGTCGCGGATGCGGCGGCGCATCTCCCCGGCACCGCGCCGGTAGGCGGCCTCCTCGGTGTCGGAGGGGGACTCGGTGGTGAAGACCTCGCCGCCGTGGCAGCGGGCCACGCTGCACGGCCACAGGATGGGCGCACGCTCCCCGGAGCAGACCGAGCACACCCACTGCGGGTCGCGCTCGTAGGGGACCCAGGCGGGGATGTGGTAGGCCGGGGGCAGCTTCCTGCGCTCGGCGGGGGTCATGTCGGCCAGCTCCTCGTAGCCGGGCTGGCCGGGCGCCTCGATGAGGCGGGCTCGCGGGTCCATGGGGGAACCTCCTGTTCAGACGGTCTTGTCTTCGTAGCCTTCGGCGCCGCAGCGGCGGCACTCGCCCTGCCACGACTCCTCGTCGTCGTGGATGGTCGCGTAGTCGTGCTCGGGCCAGACCTCGTCGTCGGCGTCGATGCACTCGTACTCGTCGCCGGTCCCATCGGCCACGGGTTCGTAGGTGTCCTCGAAGATGTCGGGCCTGCAGGGGTACAGCTCACCCTGGACGCCCCGGATGATCCAGTCGCCGACGGAGGCGGTCATGGTGCCCTCGAGGGTGTAGATGTAGACGCCCTCGTGCATGCCGCGCCCCGGGCCGGGAAGCAGCCCCTGCTCGGCCTTGGCCTGAGCGCCCATGAACTGCTTGACCTCGTCCAGGTTGTCGCCGGTGTAGCGGACGGCCTCGACCTCGACGGGCTTCTTGCGGTACTTGGACATGGTCACTTCCTCCCGGTGGCCTTGTCGGTCAGCAGACCGGCCAGGACCAGCGCCTCGCCCGGCTGCATCGTGAACAGGAAGTGGGAACCGTCGGCGACCTCGGGCTCCACCCGCAGGTGGATGCGGCCGTCACCGGTCCGCTCGACCTTGATCCTGGCGCTGTCGCTGCTGTACTTCCTGGGCGTCTTCACGACTCCTCCTCCTCCGTCTCGATGAGGTACTTGGCGGCTCCCCGGAACCCCCGCGCGGCCGCCAGGGTCGCGGCGACGGCGAGGGCGGTGGTGTAGGCGATCGTCGGCACGGAGGACCACCAGTGGTGGTGGGCGGTGCCGACGACGACCATGAGCGCCCAGGCGTCCACGAGGACGCGGAGCACGACCACCGCGACGAGGGCCGGAATCTGGCGCCACTCCGCCGTACGCTTCTTCACGACTCCCCCACCTCGATGACGGCGCCGGAGGCGGCCTCGTACAGGAAGTCCGCCACCTTCCGCGCGGCCTCGGGGTGCAGGGCGAACAGGATGTCGGCCGACCAGACGGGCTCGCCGCCGCCGCTGGTGCCGGAAGGCGTGCGCAGGCGCAGGTTGACGTGGCCGTCCTCGTGGTCGTAGACCGTGAGGCACGTCCCCTCGTAGTCCTTCAGCCCGTACTTCTTCATGGAGTCTCCTCGGTGGGGGTGTGTAACGTTTCCTATCTTACCACACGCGCGCGCGTGGGCGGGAAATTTTTCGGTTTCCCGTGGAACCGGAGGCCGATCACGTGGAGGCAGAGGTCACGTTCGCGGGGGTGCTACCACCCATCCTCCCAGGCATAACTCTTCGTATTGGTTTTGTCACCCCACCCCCCGTGGTTTTCAGCGCCGAGCCAGCGCGGCCCCCGCGTGCCGACTAGCACACGACCGCTGGCTTGGCCTCACTCTTCGGCTACATCCTTGTCACCGCATAGCTACATCCCTGCCATGCACGCACCCCTACCTACCCATGGGTAACTATGCCTATATGTACCAACCTATGTACCGAATGTAGGGAACGGTAGCGCTAGAGCGAACCACCCCATACCCACCCGTACTCCACGTATCGGACATCAGACATCTGATAGCTCTGCACGCAGCGTGACTGTGTGACCTACGTCACTAGACCACTGAACCTCACCCTTACTTCAGCTCAGGCTAGCCTTCCCTCAGTAGCTATGAGTAGTTGTCGTAAGCGAAGAGTTAGATCGATGGCCATCGATGGGCCAGTAGAGCGAAGTCTCGACGTGTTTCACCCCCCTGTCTCCCTCCCCGAAAAAGATCATTTACCCTCTCTGTAACCAACAACTACAATCAGTTACTACTCATCGACACACCCCCCTTACATAGCTCAAGACTTCGCTCTCCCGGCCCACAACGCTCTGACCAGGCAAAACAGTAGTTACCAATCCGTGATGTACCCACTGCCAACATCTAGACCACTGCCTCAACCACGCCTGACTACCACCCATTCATCCCACTTCATCCCCTTTGTCCGTTCCGTCCCCTTCGCTCTCCCGGCCCATATACCATCTGACCTGCAACAACACCCCTCCCTCCCCCTCCCTATCTCATAGCTACTCCCCAGTAACCACCCTCTAGACATCCCATCACCCCACCCATCCTCACTCTGTCCGTATTCAACTACACCCCATAGAAACCGGACATCAGTACCCATACCTGCCCATATCCCCGAACCCCTTCCCGATCATCGTCACCGTGCGTGTGCTTCCTCCCTCCCAGCCCACGTGCCCACCCCCTCTGACCTGCACAGTTGACAAAGAACCGGCCACTCATGCAGAGTTTGGCCTAGCAACACCGCAGCACCCGCCCCGCAACCAGGGGCGGCGCACCACCCCCGGTGCCTCTCAGTGGGCATGAACCGGGGTCGGCACGGCCACAACTCCACAGCGGCGCACAGCACGAAGAACATGAAGCCTTACTCAGCGCTTCGCGGATCTGGGCAGATCAGCACCAGGAAGTTCCGGCGAACGGCGACGATCCGGCCCCTCAGGGGCCAACCGCCCGCCCCCTGGTGGAAGTACCGCCCCCGCACCGCCGACAGGCACACGTGCAGCACACGCGCCGCTATGAGGATGCAGGCACGGCCTCTCAACTCCACAGCGCGCACCATGAGGACGACACCGGCGCTAGGCGCCCCGGATGGATGTGTAGCTTTCGGCGGGTATCCGCCGTCTGATTCTCCGCAGACTCGTTCCGAACTCTGCCAGCGCAGGTTGTTTCGTCACGGCCGCAGGCCGTGCCGCGAGCCTCCGCGTTAGGGCGCAGACGAACCCGGTGAGATCCCATGGCGTGCGTGTACCCACCGAACGAGCGCGACCCCAGCGCGACCGGCGGTGCGAGTACCTGCAACCGGGTGTGGAACCCCGGTATTGACAACGACATGATCGAACTGTGATCGGACACGGCACCGTCCGGTCCCCGTAGGTCCCCTGCGAGCGGATACCCGCTGAGGTCAGGGCAATTACGGGGGTCACCGGGTAGCGGCGCTCCCCCGAACGAGCGAGATCCGTACATAGTGGTAACGCGAAAAGCCTTACACCGAACGGCATGAGGTGCGCTCGCTGCTGCCGATACTGAGTATCCGCAGGTCGAGCGCCCCCGTAAGACCGTGGAACGCCCGAGCACGACGGGGCGCGGCCGACCGGGCGGGGTGTGCTGGTGGCGGAGTCGATACCGACCACCGGCGCCCACCCCGCGCCTGCGCCGCACCTGCGCTGCGCACGACGGGAAAGGGCGTTCTGGGTGAAGGCATGGAGTCCGAGGGCGAATGGGGCGCTTCCCTCGCACACCCCTTGCGGGTGCGCGGCACGGGTACGGGTGACCGGGTCACCAGCGTCCGAAGCCCCGGGCGGACACGTGTTCCAGGTGCGCAGACGCGCGGCACGGCCGGAATGAGACCTTCCGGCCACGACCGCGCGACGGCTCGCTTGGCGGGTCTGATGCGACCGCCGCACCTGGCACGTGCCCTGCCCAGTACCACATGTCCAAGGTGTGGTGCGGGTTGGGTGCGTGGAAGCACACGGAGAGGACACCACCGGTGACGCTGATCTACGACAAGAAGTTCCGGACGGACTTCGAGCGCTGGGAGCTGGCGCCGAAGGCGTGGGGCAAGCCCACGCGGATGCGCTACTTCGCCGACGTCTACGCCGACGCCAGTGAGAACCTGTTGGTCACGTGGGAGCAGCGCGCGCACATCGTCGCGCTGCTCGGTATCGAGCACCTGCCCGTGGAGAACGGGCGCGGGCTGAACGTCATCGTGACCGACATCGCGAAGGTCGCAGACACGGTCGCTGATCTCTTCGACCTGCTGCGCGAACTGGGCTACGAGCCGATGATGTGATCGGAGCATGGCGCAGGGCCCCTAGAGGACCCTGCGCCGTGTGCTGGACACATGCACCAACGGGAGGGAAGCACTGATGGCTGTCTACGTATTCCCCGGTGAGGGGCGCTTGCGCGTCGAGCGGTACGGCCAGGACGGCGGACCTGAGCGCCACGTCTACCGCCTCGCCTTCATGGCGGAGGACCCCGGGCGCTTCGGCGGGCGCGTGCTGCGGAGCCGGATCACGGTCCCCTGGCAGCCCGACCCGCGCACACATGAGAACCGCGTCGTCGCCGACGCGCTCGCGGCGGTCGAACACGGGATCTCCGGTGCCGACGACGACCCCACGGGGACGGTCCTGGGCCTGTACGCCGACGACATCGCCGCTGGGGCCGACGACGCCGCGCGCTACCGCGAGGGCGGGCGGGCGTCCTACTACGCCACCGTCCCCGGGACGCTGTTCGAAGACGGGATCACCACCTACCCCGCCAAGGCCTACGTGGTGGT